ACTTCTTGCAGATGCTCTTTGGATGCGTCAAAGATGTTTTATCGCAGGAGACAAAAGATTCAAAGAATATGGGACAATGTTAGATGCACTTCTTGAAGATATGGAATATACCCCCAAAAGATTCTGATTATATTACTGATTATCTTCAATTCATAACAAAACTATATCATCTAAAAATAAGTCATTATAATTACTAAGGAGTTTTCTCTCTTTTATGAAAATCTTTTTAGATACGGCAGATGTTTCAATGATTGAACCAGCATATGATGCTGGATTATTGGATGGAGTCACCACAAATCCCACTTTGATTCTGAAAAGTGGCAGACAACTTAAAGAAGTTATTAAAGAAATTTCAAGTACATTTTCCGAGTTAGAAAGCATTTCGGCAGAAGTCGTTGCAGATACTGCAGAAGAAATGCTCTCACAAGCACAGAAGTATTATACAATTGCACCACACGTTACAATTAAACTTCCCTGCACTGTGGAAGGACTGAAGGCATGTAAGCAACTTTCTTCGGTTGGAGTTAAGACAAATGTAACTCTGGTGTTCTCGGTGGCGCAGGCAATACTCGCATCAAAGGCAGGAGCAACTTATATCTCACCATTTGTCGGTCGTTGGATGGATAATTCGGTAGATGGAATTGAACTGATTAGAAACATTCGTAAGGTATTTGACCAGTCATATACAGATACTCAAATTCTTGCAGCATCCATTCGTGATGTGAGACAGGTAGAGCAGTGTGCCGTATATGGTGCAGATGTCGTTACAATCCCTCCTGTGGTCTTCTGGGCAATGTATAAGAACATTATGACCGAGAAGGGACTTGAGCAGTTTCAAAAGGATTGGGAGGAAGTTCTGAAGAGTCAAAATGATTAAAATCTTTGCACACTGGTTGTCAAATCACACATATGTTATGATTGTGATTAGTGGATTTGTCACGGCACCATTCACATATTTTGCAATAGACAGTTTGAAACATCCAGAAAAATATAATCACAAATGATCTCTTCCACAACTCCAGATAAACTTGCCAATATTATTCGTGACACTTGGCCTGGACTTTACAGACTACCTAAAGTATCTTATAATAAGGAAAAGAATGAAACCAATGAAAAGGTATAATAGTGAAGATTATTTTTCGGTGATTGATAAAGGAACTGGAAGAAAGATTGCCGATTGTGGTGAATATTCGGATGCTATGATGATGGTCTCTTTCGATCCTCAAAATAGAACCATCACAACAAACAAAATGTTGATGGGACCAGTTGTTGATATGGAACTTCCAAAGGCACTGCCAACTTCAGAGATTGTTGTAAATATGAATGGTGGAGTTGGTGGGTCTTGGAGAGTAGAGGAATCCACTGGAAATGAACCTTCGCCACTACCACAAATAAAACTTCCCGAAGGACAGGGAGAACCTGTGAAAGTTTAATAATATGAAAAATACATTTGATTATAAATTATCAGTTCTTTATTATGGAGTTGATGATACTGTTAATAATCATGAGTATTTTGTGAATGACATATTTGCAAATTATAAGCATATTGAATGTGATTATATTTTAGTGGGTCAAGAAGATCATACAGATAAAATATATGATGTTTTCATTTATCATTGTACTGATCCAAATCGTTTGAATCATTTCGGATTTTCTCCTACATATGAACAAACTAAAAATGCTGTTTTAAAATTTAAACCCAAAATTATATTACAATTGGCTGATGAATATCATTCTGAACATAATGAAATTCATAATTTGTTGGGAAACTTTTGTAATTTATTTTTGAGGCAGTATAGGCATCAATCTCATTTTCATTGTTATAATAAAAATGTAGTTCCAATACCACTTGGATATGTGAATGGAATTCAAATTAAAAATAATCCAAAAATAAAACCAATGAAAGACCGAAAGTATAATTGGTCTTGGGTCGGAACCATGAAAACTGATCGTCGTCATATGATCAATACTTTTTGGAATATGTGGAAAAGTGTTGTAATTACAAATGCATATCTTTCAACAAGTGAGATTTTTGATTTATATTGTGAATCAATTTTCGTTCCTTGTGGTAGAGGAAACATTAGTTTAGATTGTTTTAGACTTTATGAATCTACTCTTGCCGGAGCAATACCAGTAGTTGTTGGATCGCCAGAAGAGATTGATTCTACATTTTGTTTTTTTGATGAAAAACCACCTTGGATATTTGCTGAATCATGGGAAGATGCAATTCATAAGTGCCAACAAGTGGAGGGTAATTTTCAAATACTTCAGGATATGCAAAATCAAAATATTGATTGGTGGAATAGAATTGTAAATTTAATTCAATGTAAGGTTTCGGATGCACTAAAAGAAAATGTATGTGATCATTCTGAAGTTATGAATTATGTTATAGATCAAGAAAATAATATTGAAAAGACTAGATCTGTTGTTTGGTATAATACTTGATTATGTTAAGTCGGATTCAAAAATTTCTTAAAAGAGATCAAGATATTACTTATTATGATGAGTTTCATTACATTTATATTACTCTAAAAGAATTAATTGAAGTTATAAAAACAAAGAATAAATAATCATAAGTTGCAAATACTTATGGTTCCTCTACACTCGTTTAAGGACTATCTGTTCAATCTGGAAACGGCAAGTAAAGCAGAAGCAAAACGAATGTGGAGGAAGAGTATAAAGGAGCAATGGGAATACAAGTGTGCCTATTGTGAGTCGGAAGATAATATTACATTAGATCATATTATTCCACAATGTAAGGGTGGACTTGATATTAAGACAAATGTAATTTCCTGCTGCCATTCATGTAATCAATCAAAAGGTCATACTCCTTGGGAAGACTGGTATTCTTCTCAGGAGTTTTTTTGTGAGCAAAAGTATAAAAAAATAAAAGAATGGGTTAAGGTTGAAAAACCAACTGAATTATTTGCTTATCGACCCAGAAAAAACAATGCACTTTAATTTAAGTTTTATTTTTTTAGATAAATAATAAAAGAAGAAATTCCTGTAGTTTGATAGTAATTTCATAGATGTCTGGATCAATAATCAGGATTAAAAGATCTGCTGTTCCCGGTAAAAAACCTCAAGTATCAGATCTTCAAACTGGAGAATTAGCCCTAAACACTTTTGATGCCGAACTTTATGTTAAGAGAGTTCGTGCTGGCATAGGGACAGACATCGTTAAAATTGGTGTTGGTGCTACAGTCACAAATATTTTATACGTTACAAAGGACGGTAATGATACTAATACTGGAAAAAAACTTGGAGATGCAAAAGCAACCATAAAAGGTGCTGTTGCCGATTCATCTGAAGGAACTGTTGTTAAGGTCAGTGCTGGAGTTTATATAGAAGATAATCCTATTGTACTTCCCGACAATGTCAGTGTTGTTGGTGATAGTTTAAGAGAGGTTTCAGTAATACCCCAAAATCAGGCAGATCTTTTTCATGTTGGAAAGGGTTGCTATGTTGCAGAAATGTCTTATCTGCCACTGGATGGGCAGTCATTACCATATGCAATTTTTGCATTTGATCCGAATAACAGAAGATATATTGATCAGTCTCCATACATTCAAAATTGTACTAACTTTATTCCAGAAAGTATAGGTCTTCAAGTTGATGGTACAAAAGCACTTGGACCATTGAAGTCAATGGTTTTGGATTCATATACACAGTATAATCCAAATGGCGTTGGTGCATCAATGACCAATGAGGGATATGCTCAATTGGTTTCTTTGTTCACAATTTGTGATAATATTGCGGTTTATTGTGGGTCTGGTGGAGCATGTGACCTTACAAACTCTAACTCTTCTTTTGGAAATTATGGACTTGTTGCAGATGGTGTTGGTCCATTAAAATATAAAGGAGTACTATCAGAAAATTTAGAAGTAAATCAAGACACCTTTGTAGTTGACTTATCAACCCCAACCCTTAAGATTGTAAATGCAAGTTATGACAATACAACTGGTCTTATAACTGCATATACTAATGTACCACATGAATTTTCAGTTGGAATGAATGTTGAATTAAATAATTTAGGATTTCAATGTTCACCAATTCCTTCACCAATTAATGTTATAAATGCTGTTTATGATAGAGTAAGTGGAATTGCAACCATATACACTCAAGATCCTCATAATCTTGTTGTTGGATTAGGAGTTTCGGTTGTTGGTCTAGGTTTCACTTGTCCATCTGGTCCAGGAATTGTAACGTATCCAAGTGGTAATTTGGGGTATGACTTTAAAGTTCTCCCCATTGGATTTGGGAATACATTTTTTGCTATAAATGTGGGAACTTCCACTTTGCCACATACTTATGTTTCTGGTGGAAAAGTTTTTAATCTTTATGAATATTTTATAGAAAAGCAAAATCGTAATGTTACAAATGCCATCTATGATCATGTTTCTGGAATTGCTACAATTACTTTAAGTGGTGACCATAATTTTTCAGTTGGTTATGCTGCTAAAATTGTTGGTCTAGGTTTCACTTGTCCATCTGGTCCTGGAATTGTAACTTATCCAAGTGGTAATTTAGGATACGTGTTTAAAGTTGATAAGGTTGTGGATGATGAAACATTCTCAGTAAATGTTGGAGCATCTACATTACCACATACATACGTTTCTGGTGGCACTGTTGAGTCTATTGGTAGAGCATACCCAAGTGGAAAATCTGGGAATATCTTTAGAGTTTCCGCAGTTGCACCAGGAAGATATCTTGATGCTTATGATTCTATTGTTGCCAATAAAAAAGAAATTCAAGATAAATCACTAGCTGCCATTGCAATACAACATCCGGATTTTTACTTTCCTGGAGATGAGCAGACCAATCCAAGATCTCGCTACTATGATGCTTATAGGCTAATACAGAAAAATAGACAGGAAATCGTAGATAAATCATTATCTTCTATTGCTGTCGGATTTCCTTCAAATTTCTATTTCCCAGATCAAACAGAAACTAATAGTCGATCTAGATATTATGATGCACATCAACTGATTATAAACAATAGGCAATATATTGTTGATGCGGCATGGAATGCTGCAGTTACAGTATATCCTGGAATATCTTCAACACAACAAAAGTGTAAGAGAGATCTTGGATTTTTTATTGATGCGATTGCAACAGATGTATTTACTGGTGGCAATAAGTATTCCAGAGACTTTACTCTTCAGTATTTTAATAATGGCACTCCAATTTCTAATGGATTAGTTGGAGAAGAAATACAATCTAATTATGCTTTTAATGAAGCTGCAAATTTGATGAAGTTGGCGATTACAAATAATCTTCCATATGTAGATTTATCGATTACTGCAGATCCTGATCCAAATAGTTATCCCCCACCTTACGGAATTCCGGGGTATACTATTGGAAATGATAATCCTTATTCATGTGTCGATGTTCAAGACAACATTGATAATTTAGTTGGAATTGTAACCAGTGTTATTGGAGCAGGAAATACTTCTTTATTATTAACCTTTAATGAAAATCTTGGAATATCTACAATATTAAAATGTGCCAGAGATCTTGGGTATCTTGTTGATGCAATTTCAACAGATGTATTTACTGGAGGTAATAAGTACTCTAGGGATTTCACAAAACAATACTTTAATAATGGTGTTCCAATTTCTAATGGATTAGTTGGAGAAGTAAGTCAATCATTATATGCATTTAATAGTGTTAAATCATATGCTAAAAAAGCAGTTACTAATCAGTTAAATTATAAAGATGTTGGCATTAGTAGCGGTCCTTCAATATATGGTGGCGTTGGAATTGCTCTAACAGTTTATCCATCTGGAAATCCCGATTCATGTGCTGATGTTCAAACTAATATTGATAATCTTGTTGGAATTGTAACCAGTGTTATTGGATCTGGAAGTCTTTCATATCTCACATCATTTAATGAGAATTCTGGATTATTTGATGAGAGTATAACAAAATGTCAAAGAGATATTGGATATATTATTGATGCGGTTGCTAAAGATATTAGAGATTTTACTAATGAAAATTCTATTAAGGCAGCAAAATTTTATTTTGAAGCTTCTGGAAATTCTTTATTGACAAACGGAGTATTTGGGGAAGTTCAAGAAAGTATCACAGCGTTTAAAGCAGTAAGAGATTATTCAAAATTGGCAATTAATAATCAACTGAATAATAAAAATTTCTCTCTAGTGCCCGATCCTCTTACTGGATCAAATAATAATATTAATTCTTGTGCCAATATCCAAAGTAATATTGATAATCTTGTTGGAATTATTACAACAACACTTTCGATAGGAAACCTGAGTTCACTGCCATCAGTTTCATATGGAAGTACAATATTTACAACTAATGTTGGTGTATCAACTTTACCCCATTTCTATAAATCTGGTGGAATTGTAAAGATTAATATAATTCGTCCTTTTGATGGTGAAGTTGTTTATTTTGATGATCTATATTTTTCTGTAACAAAAGTTACAGTAATTGAAGGTGGATCTGGTTATGTAAATGTTCCTGAAGTTGTAATTGATCCACCAACTACTGAATGGGGAATTCCAGCACAAGCTGTTGTTGAACTTCGAAATGGATCAATTGTTGGAGTCGAACTTGTATCTAATGGTAGAGGATATACATCTTTACCTAGAGTTAATGTCATATCGAGTGATGTTGGAATTACAACTGCAAAAGTGGAAATTCAAATCACGCCTACATACTATTTTATAACTAAAGCAACTCCGGTTGTTTCTGGAATTACTACTGTAACTGTTACTGATAACCTACCATATTCTTCTGGAATTGGAACAAGCGTTTATTTCTATAAGCAAAGTAGAGTATTAGCATCTGGTCATTCCCTTGAATATATTGGTTCTGGTACTGAAATTAATGATGCCATTCCGTTTAATGGTGGAGTTCCAATTCAAGAAAATGAAACTGAATCTATTGATGGAGGCATCGTTGTTTTTACTTCAACAGATCAATCTGGAAACTTTAGAATTGGTGACGGTGTAATTGTTAATCAGGCAACAGGAACAATTTCTGGGGTCTTTTATTCGAAAAGTTTATTCTCAACAATCACCCCATTTATCCTAGCACTAGGAGGAGATTAATTTAAAATGGCACTAGCACTTAATGTATTCAGAACCATTACTAAAGTAGCAACTACAACTCCAGTTGGAATTTATACTGCTCCTGTTGGATATAGTGGAGTTGTTCTTCTATCTCAAGCAACAAATATTGGTGCTCAATCTCAAGAGATATCAGTTGATCATGTTAGAAAAATTGCTGGAATTGCAGTTACAACTGAGATGCTTAAAAATTTTCCAATTTCTGCAAATGATAGTGCAAGTTTGGCAACTGGAAAACTAATTCTTGAATCTGGAGATTCTATCAAAGTATCTTCAAATACAAATACAAATGTTAAAGTAATTTTAAGTATTTTAGAGACTCTTAACTAAAAATGACAAAGTATACTAGCGGTAGACAAAGAGATTTACAGATTGGTATTAAGTCATATACCGAAGGAAGTACTGCATTAGAGGTTATTGGAAATGTTGGTATAGGAACAACATTAGCAACTTCTGATCTCACAGTAGTCGGTGATGGTTTATTTACTGGAGTTGTTACTGCTAGAAAATTTGTTGGTGAAGTTGAAATTACAACTATAGATTTTGAAAATCTAAACGTTAAAAATCTAACTGTAACTGGATTTGCCACAGTTAATCAATCTTTAACTACTGGTGTGGTTATATCTGGTGTTGCCACAATTAATCAATCAATCACCACCAGTTCTATCATTGGGTTTGCTAGTGTTGGTGTCGCAACAATCACTACACTAGATGCTGACTATATTGATGCTTTCATAGTTACTGGTAGGACAAGATTGTCAACCGGTGAAACTGGCATCAATATTACCCAAGATACAATCAGTGGTCCAAGTATAATTTATATTGATCCTGCTGGCGTAGGAGTCAATACTGGAATTGTAAGAATTAAGGGTGATTTATATGTAGATGGGACAGAATTCATCGTTGATTCTACGACCATCGAACTTGCAGATTTTAACGTTGGCATTGCCACAACCGTAGGAAGTAACGTACTTTTAGATGGTGCTGGAATTGGAATTGGTTCTACCAATATAAGAAAATATTTTACTTATTCATATACTAGCGATTCATTAAAATCCAGTGAAAATTTTGATATTGGTGTAGGAAAAACTTATAATATTGGTGGAACTGAAGTTCTTACTTCAACTCGATTAGGATCTGGTGTCACAGATTCTAACTTAAGGAATGCAAATCCTGGAATTATTTCAGATAGACCAGCAATATATGCAGCAGAAACAGATAGAATAAATGATTATCTACTTCTTTATGATGATAGTCAAGTTTCTTTAAGAAAAATTTCTTTACAAGAAGCTTCTATTCAAGGTGTTCAAGGTACTCAAGGTGTTCAAGGATTGCAGGGATTCCAGGGACTTCAGGGGGATCAAGGAACTCAAGGTACTCAAGGAGATCAAGGTGTTCAGGGTGCTCAAGGTCTTGGATTCCAGGGTACTCAAGGATCTCAAGGTACTCAAGGAGATCAAGGAACTCAAGGACTTCAAGGTACTCAAGGTTTGGGTGCTCAAGGTACTCAAGGTATTCAAGGTGAGCAGGGAACTCAAGGAACCCAAGGAGATCAAGGAACTCAGGGTGCCCAAGGTCTAGGTGTTCAAGGATCTCAAGGAACCCAAGGGGATCAAGGTACTCAAGGAACCCAAGGAGATCAAGGAACTCAGGGTGCCCAAGGTCTAGGTGTTCAGGGATCTCAAGGTATTCAGGGTGAGCAGGGAACTCAAGGTGTTCAGGGTGTTCAAGGATCTGGAGTTCAAGGTACTCAAGGTACTCAAGGAGATCAAGGTACTCAAGGTCTTCAAGGTGTGGGTTCTCAAGGTGCTCAGGGAATTCAAGGAGAGCAGGGTACTCAAGGTCTTCAAGGTCTTCAGGGAGATCAAGGAACTCAAGGACTTCAGGGTACTCAAGGTTTGGGATCTCAAGGAACTCAAGGAATTCAAGGAGAGCAGGGAACCCAAGGAACTCAAGGAGAGCAAGGAACTCAAGGAACTCAAGGTTTGGGTGTTCAGGGGTCCCAAGGTACTCAAGGAATTCAAGGAGATCAGGGAACTCAAGGTCTCCAAGGTACTCAAGGTTTGGGTATTCAAGGAACTCAAGGAACTCAAGGAACTCAAGGAATTCAAGGTTCGGTAAATAATTTTCAAGGTACTCAAGGCGCTCAAGGAACTCAAGGACTTCAGGGAGATCTTGGTAGATTAAGGGTTTATAAACAATCTGATCCACCAACAGGTGTTCAGGAAGGAGATATTTGGGTTGATATTGACAATGGAGTCATCTATACTTATTATGCTGATACTGATACTAGTTCAGCTCAATGGGTTGAATTTGGACCAGATCCAACTGGACCTCAAGGTGTTCAGGGTCTTCAGGGCAATCAAGGTAATCAGGGAAATCAGGGAAAACAGGGAACTCAAGGATTCCAAGGTAATCAAGGATTGCAAGGAGTTCAAGGCACTCAAGCAAATCAAGGTACTCAAGGATTCCAAGGTAATCAAGGTACTCAAGGTCCATTAAGTAATTTTCAAGGTACTCAAGGTCCATTAAGTAATTTTCAAGGAACTCAAGGAACTCAAGGAACTCAAGGTACTCAAGGTGCTCAAGGTACTCAAGCAAATCAAGGTACTCAGGGATCTTTAAGTAACTTTCAAGGTGTTCAGGGATCTTTAAGTAATTTCCAAGGTACTCAAGGAAGGCAAGGACTCACTGGTCGAGGTAATGATGGTCCTCAAGGAATTTCTGGAGAGTTTGCCGGCCAAGGTGTTCAGGGATCTTTAAGTAATTTCCAAGGTGTTCAAGGTAGAGCTGGAATTGTAACAGGTCAAGGTGCTCAAGGTCTAACTGGAGATGCTCCCGATAACCAGGGCACTCAAGGTACTGCTGGATTACCTGGAGACTTCCAAGGTACTCAAGGTCCATTAAGTAATTTCCAGGGGGCACAAGGACCTCGTGGTGGGGGACAAGGTACTCAAGGTGCTCAAGGACGTGATGGATTATTTGCTGGTCAAGGCGCACAAGGTCCATTAAGTAATTTTCAAGGTCTTCAAGGTGCCAAGAATGATAATCAAGGTACTCAAGGTGCCAAGAATGATAATCAAGGTACTCAAGGTGCCAAGAATGACAACCAGGGAACTCAAGGAACTGCTGGTAATGATGGAACACCCGGAGATTTTCAAGGAACTCAAGGATTCCAAGGAACTCAAGGTGTTGGAAGTCAAGGTGTTCAAGGAATTTCTGGTGGAGGTCAAGGAACCCAAGGTGTTCAGGGTAACTTGAGTAATAATCAAGGTACTCAAGGAAATCAAGGTGCAATAAACAATAATCAAGGAACTCAAGGATCTCAAGGAACTCAAGGATCTCAAGGTACTCAAGGTGATCAGGGGACACAAGGACTTCAGGGTCTTCAGGGTGCTCGTGGAAATTTCCAAGGCACTCAAGGTGCTCAAGGTGCAATAAACAATAATCAGGGTACTCAAGGAACACAGGGTACTCAAGGTAATCAAGGTCTTCAGGGTGGGGGAAGTCAAGGTTCTCAAGGAACTCAAGGTGCAATAAACAACAATCAAGGTACTCAAGGTACTCAAGGTGCAATAAACAACAATCAAGGTACTCAAGGAAATCAAAGTACTCAAGGTACTCAAGGAAGACAAGGAACTCAAGGACTTTCTAATCAAGGTACTCAAGGCACTCAAGGTGCAATAAACAACAACCAAGGTACTCAAGGAAATCAAGGTACAGTAAACAACAACCAAGGTACTCAAGGTGTTCAAAGTGCCCAGGGTAATCAAGGACTTCAGGGAGGTGGAGGTCAAGGAACTCAAGGTCTCCAGGGATCTTTAAGTAATTTTCAAGGAAATCAAGGTCTTCAAGGATCAATAAACAATAATCAAGGTACTCAAGGTACTCAAGGTAATAATGGGGGGCAGGGTTCCCAAGGAATATCAAATCAGGGTGTTCAGGGTGTTCAGGGCAACTTGAGCAATAATCAGGGTACTCAAGGTACTGAAGGACCTCCTGGGAATTTCCAGGGCACTCAAGGTATTCAGGGTGTTCAGGGACTTCAAGGTGTGGGTTCACAAGGACCTCAAGGTGCTCAGGGTATCTTAAGTAATAATCAAGGAACTCAAGGCACTCAAGGTGCAATAAACAATAATCAAGGAACTCAAGGAACTCAGGCTACTCAAGGTCCTCAAGGAAGGCAGGGTACTCAAGGTCTTTCTAATCAAGGTGTTCAGGGATCATTAAGTAACTTTCAAGGTACTCAAGGTACTGAAGGACCTCCTGGGAATTTCCAGGGTACTCAAGGTATTCAAGGTTCTGGGGGTCAAGGTGCTCAAGGACTTCAAGGACTTCAGGGTGGAGGAACTCAAGGAACTCAGGGTATTCAGGGAATCTTTGGTCCAGCAACAATTCCAGGAATTACAACTACATCTGTATACACTTTGAAACTTGCGGATAATGGTAAGCACGTAAGTATTTCTACAGGTGGAATTATTGTTCCCCCAAATATTTTTAGTGCTGGTGAAAATGTTGTAATGTTTAACAATTCTCTATATAAACAAAATATCACCGCTGGAACTGGCATAACTATGTACAATGCCGGTACTGCCTCTACTGGAAATAGAACTCTTTCTGGAAGAGGGGTTGCAACTGTTCTTTGTTTAAGTCCAAACGTATTTGCAATTTCTGGAGCTGGATTAACATAATGACTGTAGTATCAATTATTATGGGATTTTTAGATAATCCCGAGCCACCTCCCGCAAGTCAAGTTGAATTTACAGTTCCCGGAACTTATATTTGGGAAGTTCCTAGGGGATTGAAAAGTATTTCAACTCTATTAGTCGGTGGTGGTGGAGGAGGAGGTCGTGGTTCAAGTGGTAATGAAACCGGCGGCGGCGGCGGTGGCGGTCTCCGGTATAATAATACTGTTGAAGTTTATGGTGGTGAAAGTTTAACTATTGTTGTTGGATATGCTGGAACTGGATCAACGGTAGATAATCGTACTGGCGGTTCTGGTGGACCAAGTCAAATTTTACGAGATAATAATGTCATCATAGAGGCAGGTGGTGGAGGAGGCGGTCAACTTACAATTGGCGCTGGTGGTACTGGTGGTACTGGAACATCAATTGATAGTTTGACAGTTTTTGGTGGCAATGGTGGAACTGGTGGGTATCAAAATGGTACTCGTAATGGTGGCGGCGGTGGAGCTGCCGGATATTCCGGCAATGGCGGTAATGGTGCAATTGGCGGAACTGCAAATCCTGGCGGCGATGATGGTCAAGGAGGCGGTGGCGGTGGTGGTGGTGAATCCCAGTTTGGTGCTGGTGGCGGCGGTGGAGTAGGTATATTTGGAGAGGGACCATCTGGTACTGGTGGGCAAAATGGTACATCAACTCAAGCTGCTTTTCCAGGTCTTGGTGGTTCTGATGGAGATGATGGAAATTTAAGAGATGGTGGAATTTTATATGGTGGTGGCGGCGGCGGTATGGATGGTGGTAATGGTGGTAATGGTGGTAATGGAGCAGTGAGAATATTATGGGGAGATGGTAGATCTTTTCCATCAACTAACGTTGGGAATATTTAATAAATATTAAAAGAGAAAATCAAAAATGCCCACACTTAATTTTCCTGATAATCCATCTATAAATGATATTTACGCTATAGGAAATAAGCGTTGGATTTATAATGGAGAGGGGTGGAAATTATTACCACAAGATCCTATAATTGGACCCCAAGGAATTCAGGGAATACAAGGTGTTATTGGTATTCAGGGTATAATAGGACCTGCAGGAACATCGGTTAATATTGTTGGGTCGATTACATCAAAAACATCATCAATTGGATCTACTGTCTTAACGTTTAATGATACGGTTTATCCTTGGTATCCACCAGGATTTGGAGATGGTGTACTTGCCCAAGATACTGGTAATTTATGGGTTTTTGATGGAACTATTTGGGTTAATGTTGGAAAAATTACTGGACCACAAGGTACTCAGGGACGTCAAGGACTTCAGGGTGTAGGTTCTCAAGGAACTCAAGGAACCCAGGCTACCCAAGGTCCTCAAGGAAGGCAGGGTACTCAAGGTATTCAGGGTCTTCAAGGTACTCAAGGTGTTGGATTTCAAGGAACCCAAGGTACTCAAGCTAATCAAGGTACTCAAGGTCTTCAGGGTGGATTAAGTGCCCAGGGAACACAGGGTACTCAAGGTATTCAAGGAAGGCAGGGTACTCAAGGTCTTCAGGGTGGATTAAGTGATCAGGGAACACAGGGTACTCAAGGTATTCAAGGAAGGCAGGGTACTCAAGGTCTTCAGGGTGGATTAAGTGATCAGGGAACACAGGGTACTCAAGGTATTCAAGGACTTCAGGGGCAAACGGGACCTCAAGGAACTAGAGGATCTCAAGGATTCCAGGGAACTCAAGGAGTTCAAGGTACTCAAGCAAATCAAGGTACTCAAGGATTCCAGGGAACTCAAGGATTCCAGGGAACTCAAGGAGTTCAAGGTACTCAAGCAAATCAAGGTACTCAAGGATTCCAGGGAACTCAAGGATTCCAGGGAACTCAAGCAACTCAAGGTACTCAAGGTACTCAAGGTATTGCCGGTACGACACAAGGTACTCAAGGTGTTCAAAGTGCTCAAGGAGTTCAAGGTACTCAAGGTACTCAAGGTATTGCCGGTACGACACAAGGTACTCAAGGTGTTCAAAGTGCTCAAGGTCTTCAAGGACTTCAGGGAACTCAAGGACTTGGAACTCAAGGAAACCAAGGTACTCAAGGTGTTCAAAGTGCTCAAGGAGTTCAAGGTACTCAAGGTACTCAAGGATTCCAGGGAACTCAAGGATTCCAGGGAACTCAAGGTGCTCAAAGTGCTCAAGGAGTTCAAGGTACTCAAGGTACTCAAGGTATTGCCGGTACGACACAAGGTACTCAAGGTGTTCAAAGTGCTCAAGGTCTTCAAGGACTTCAGGGAGTTGGATCTCAAGGTACTCAAGGACTTCAAGGTCCTCAAGGTCCTCAAGGACTTCAAGGTCTTCAAGGAGTTGGATCTCAAGGTACTCAAGGTCTTAAGGGTGATCAAGGTGCTCAAGGACTTCAAGGTCTTCAAGGAGTTGGATCTCAAGGCACTCAAGGTCGTCAGGGTCTTCAAGGTCCTCAAGGACTTCAAGGACTTCAGGGAGTTGGATCTCAAGGCACTCAAGGACTTCAAGGATCTTCCGATGGCGGATTAACAGTCTTTAATGATATAACTACAAATCAAACTTGGTCTGTTGGCATTCTTTCCGTAACATCTGGAATTGCCAAAACAGCACATGTTTCTTCTACAAAACTTCAATTCAATCCTTCGACTGGAGCACTTGGAATTGGTACAATAATTGATATTGTTCCTTACGATACTTTAAATTCCGGTACTTTATCCTGGGAAGGTTCTGCTGGACAGTTATTCAGTATTACAAATAATCTTACTTCCGGAAGTATTTTCAGTGTTAATGATGTTTCTGGAATTCCTGCTATTGATGTCGATGCTAATGGGACTATTGAACTTGGTCCTTTTGGTGGAAACATTGGAGTAGGAACTACAAATCCAACTCAAAAACTTGATATTGTTGGTAATATAAGATTGAGGAATGGTCTTTATGATTTCTTCAATAATGTTGGTGTCGCCGGTAGTGTTTTAATCTCTACTGGTGCTGGCGTGAGTTGGGTAAACTTTAGTGGTGGTGCAACGCTTCAAAACGATACGACAACAAATGCAACCTGGTATCCAACTTTATCTAGTGCTACTACCGGTACTTATACCACTGCATATGTTTCTAATACAAAACTTCAATTTAATGCTTCTACCGGAACTTTATCAGCAACAGTATTCACATCACTATCTGATGAAACTCAAAAGACTAATATAAGACCAATTGAAAATGCTCTTGATCTTGTAAAACAAATGAACGGTGTTAAATACGATTGGAAAGATGAGCATAGTCAATCTTCAGTTGGTGTGATCGCACAAGAAGTAGAAAGAGTTCTTCCAGAAGTTGTAACTACGAATGATCAAGGATTGAAGACAGTCTCATATGGAAATATTGTTGGTGTATTAATAGAAGCAATTAAAGAACAGCAAATACATATTGAAGAATTGGAGAGAAAATTGAATGCCTAATCAGTTTTTTTCACCAGAAGGAGACCTTGAAAATTATTTTGTAGATGAGTACTGGTTAATTGATCAGTATATTGGAGATCAATTGTGGTCATGGGGTGAGGGAGCTCGCGGTTATCTTGGAAATGCTAGTATTAATTCTTACAATCCCACACCAGTTACAACTAGTTCTGGAGGAACCAATTGGAAACAAGTGGATGGCGGACAAAGACAAAGTGCTGGAATAAAACTTGATGGAACTTTATGGGTTTGGGGAAATGGTGATGCTGGAAGACTCGGAAACAATTCAAACATACTCAATAATTCCACTCCAATCACTACTTTTGCTGGAGGAACTAACTGGAAGCAAATAGAGATGAAAGGACTTTTTGCTGCCGCAATCAAGACTGATGGAACTTTATGGACTTGGGGGTATAATGGTAGAGGGCAACTTGGAATAGGAAATAATACAATTTCTTTTGTATCCACTCCTGTTACTACACTCGCAGGAGGAACCAACTGGAAACAAGTAAGTGTTGGATATTATCATGCGTCGGCAATCAAGACTGATGGAACCTTGTGGACTTGGGGTGATTATTTTAATGATTTTGGAATGTTGGGTAAAGGTGATGATTATTCAGTAAATAAAACTAAACCTGTTCCTATTACCACAACAGGTTGGGCAGACACTGCAACAACAAATTCAGAAGATTTATATACAATATCTGCAGGATATTCTTTTTCTTCAGCAATCAAGACCGATGGAACCTTGTGGACTTGGGGTAATGGGAATAGTGGACAACTTGGAAATGCTCAAACAATCAACAGGTCCACTCCAGTCACCACTTTTGCCGGAGGGACTAACTGGAGACAAGTAAGTTCTGGAGGAAATTTTGATTCCTCATGTGCAGGCATTAAAACTGATGGAACTTTATGGGTTTGGGGGAATGGGAGATTTGGAATACTTGGAAATGCAATAATCACAGGTATTATATCTACTCCAGTCACCACATTTGCAGGAGGAGCAAACTGGAAACAGGTGAGTGTTTCAAGTTCTCATACTGTAGCAATTAAGACTGATGGAACCCTATGGACTTGGGGTGCTGGAACTTCTGGGCGACTTGGAAACGCAGTAACAACTAATACATCTACACCAGTCACAACATTTGCCGGAGGAATAAACTGGAAACACTCTGCAGCAATATTTAGTGCTACGTTGGCAATCAAAACCGATGGAACCCTATGGACTTGGGGCAGTACAAGTTATGGGCAACTTGGAAATGCAACTGGACCAGGTGGTATTAGATCTACTCCAGTCACCACATTTGCCGGAGGAACTAATTGGAAACAAGTGGGTGAAGGTGGAAATACCGGAACATCTACGGCAATCAAAACCGATGGAACCCTATGGACTTGGGGTTTTGGACTTTCTGGGGCACTTGGGAATGGAGTAGGTTATGTTGGTGCTGTATCAACCCCAATCACCACTTTTGCAGGAGGAACCAATTGGAAACAAGTCGCAAATGGAAGAAATACGACTGTTGCAGTCAAGACTGATGGAACTCTATGGACTTGGGGTCGTGGAACTGATGGAGAACTTGGAAATGCAGTTGATGGTATTGCATCAACCCCAGTTACCACCTTTACTGGAGGCACTGATTGGAAACAAGTGAGCGGTGGTTTCAGGCATGTTATTGCACTAAAAGGAACTTCACCAAATCTGCAAATTTTCTCATTTGGATCCGCTCGTGATGGGCAAATGGGAGATGGGTTTAATATACAAACCAATTATGCTCCAGGACAAGTTTTTGGAAATGCTAACGATTGGAAAGAAGTTAGTTCTGGATATCATAATAATGCAGCAATCAAGACCGATGGAACCTTATGGACTTGGGGATATAATTATGCTGGAAATATTGGAGTCGGTGATTCCATTAATCGAAATACTCCAATCACCACATTTGCCGGAGGAACCAATTGGAAACAAGTTAGTGTTGGAGGTTATTTTGATAATTATTTGTGCATGGCAGCAATCAAGACCGATGGAACTTTATGGACCTGGGGCAGTCAAAATGCAGGAATGTTGGCAAATTTTGTAAATTCTTTTACATATGTCAGTACTCCAATTACAACCTTTGCCGGAGGAACAAATTGGAAATATGTTGATATTGGAAATGAGCATGTATCGGCAATCAAGACCGATGGAACTTTGTGGATGTGGGGTGAAAATTTTTCTGGACAACTTGGAAATGGTGATGCTTTAACAAGATCAACTCCGGTCACTACATTTGCTGGGGGAACTAATTGGAAACAAGTAAGAGCTGCTGGTTATCATACTTTAGCAGTACAATCTGGTATCAATGCCGACTACCCACTCTCATAAATAATTAAAAAAATATATATGGAAATAGCACTAGTTCATGATAATTCACTAATACTTGGTCCTATGGGATTTAATGTCCGTATGATTAATGGTGAATTGGAAGATCTTGAACTTGAAGATCGCATATCTCCGCAAAGTTTCATAGATCTTCCGATCCATTTTTCAGATGGTCTTACGCATCTTCTTCCATTAGAAAAAGATATTCCATCGCATGATTTGAAATATCATAATATTGAGGGTTATACATGGGAAATCATAAAGGAAAATGATGTTCCAGTCAATGTTAAATTAACATATAATATTGTAGATAAAACTCTGGAAGAAGTTAAGGAACTTCGCAAAAAAGAAGTTGCTCCTATAAGAAAACAAAAAGAAAATACCTCTACTGGAATTTTTGTTGGTGGAAGTTATATAGAAGTTACAACCTCAAGAGAAGAGAGAATTTTATTATCGGCAAAACGTTCATCATTTTCCGGATCTTGTAATTATAAATTTAAAAACACCTGGGTTTCAATTACTCCAGAGGATCTTGACTATATTATTACTCAAATAGATACTGTAGTTCAGCAAGCATATGACTGGGAATTATCAAAATTGAATGAAATTGATGCTTGCCAAACAATTGATGATGTTTATAATGTTGTTTTAATTGAAGAACGAAATATAAGAAATACAAGAGAAGAAGGATCGGTAAGAAGAGGACCTAGAAATAAAAATCAAATAGAAAATATAGTAGATCCTAATTTAGATTTGCCCACTAATTAAAGAAATTATTATGCCAGATAATATTCAAACTAATTTTAAAGATAATAATGGTGTTGATTTAGGGTCTAAATTAATTACCAAGGATTATTTGATTAGTGTTTATCCAGGTATTGCAGAAAATCTTGGAATTAGTCCAGAATTGTGGGGTTGGGGTGTTAATGGACCTAATTTTATTCTTGGAACCGCTGATACTTTAGCAAGAAGTACTCCAGTCACTACATTTGCTGGAGGATTTAGATGGAAACAAGTCAGTTCTGGAGATTTTTATACGGCAGCAATCAAGACAGATGGAACTTTATGGGTTTGGGGTGTTGGAAATACTGGACAACTTGGAAATGCAGACATAACTTCAAGATCCACTCCAGTCACAACCTTTACCGGAGGAACTAACTGGAAATCTGTTGCATGTGGAAAGGATCATGCTACAGCAATCAAAACCGATGGAACTCTATGGGTTTGGGGTTCTGTTTACCTTCTTGGTAATGGGATAGGATCTAATACTGATCCCAATAACACCGTTGTTACTAATATATCTACTCCAGTTACCACTTTTGTTGGAGGAACAAACTGGAGACAAGTTTCTGCGGCAAGATATGGTACTGCAGCAATTAAGACTGATGGAACTCTGTGGACATGGGGACCTACAGGATTTGGAGAGGTATCTGATAAAGCAATTCTTGGTCATGAAAAAATTATTCATACTATTTCAACTCCAATAACTACATTTTCCGGAGGAACTAATTGGTTAAATGTACCTAGTGTACCTAGTCCTGAAGAGGAAAATCTTTATACAATCACCGGAAGTCGCTTTCATGCTGCTGCAATTAAAACTGACGGAACTCTATGGACCTGGGGAAATAATACTACTGGTCAGTTGGGAAATAATAAGGTAGAATTGGTATTATCATCTCCTGGCAGTACTCCATCAACTACCTTTGCCGGAGGAACTAACTGGAGACAAGTCTCTTCTAATTCACATTCTACAGAATTTTATACAACAGCAATCAAAACCGATGGGACATTATGGGCTTGGGGTCAAAATAATAGTGGGCAACTTGGATTTCCGACAAATTATATTTCAACTCCAATAACTACATTTGCCGGAGGAAATAACTGGGCAGATACTCCTACAACAAATGCCGAAGACCTTTATACCTTGAGCGGAGGGACAAGTTTTTCTGCAGCAATCAAGACCGATGGAACTCTATGGACTTGGGGTCTTGGAACTTTTGGACGACTTGGAAATAAATCTGTATTAGGTACTATATCTACTCCAATAACTACATTTTCTGGAGGAACTAATTGGAAACAAGTAAGTTCTGGAGGAGATTATACGGCAGCAATCAAAACTGATGGAACCTTATGGACTTGGGGTACTGCAGCAACCGGGTTACTTGGAAATGGCGTAACAACAGGGAGTATATCCACTCCAGTCACTACTTTTGCTGGAGGAACCGACTGGAAACACGTAAGTACCAGTGGTGCGGGTAGTAATATGTCAGCAGTCAAAACTGATGGAACCCTATGGATGTGGGGTTTTGGAACTGCTGGTCGACTTGGGAATGCAACTATATTAGGTAATAGATCCACTCCAGTCACAACATTTGCTGGAGGAACCGACTGGAAACAAGTTTCCAGTAATGTAAATCATACAGCAGCGGTTAAGACTGATGGAACTCTATGGACTTGGGGTAGTGGAATTTCTGGGGCTCTTGGAAATACGGTTATAACAGGTAGTATATCCACTCCAGTCACCACCTTTGCCGGAGGAACAGACTGGAAACAAGTTTCTTCTGGGAGTGGTCTTACTGCAGCAGTCAAAACCGATGGAACCTTATGGATATGGGGATCTGGTGGTAGTGGAGCACTTGGAAATGCAGTTACGACAGGGAGTATATCAACTCCTATTACAACATTTACTGGAGGGACCAACTGGAGACAAGTAAGTTCTGGTGGTTCTCATACAGCAGCAGTTAAGACTGATGGAACCTTATGGACTTGGGGTACTGGAGCTAGTGGGAGACTTGGAAATGCGATTGCAACAGGTAATATATCAACTCCAATTACCACTTTTGTTGGAGGAACCAACTGGAAACAAGCAAGTGCTGGTGCTTCTCATACACTTGCCTTAAGAGATGATGGTGTGAATAGACAAGTATGGTTATTCGGAGATAATTCCAGTACTCAATTGGGAAATTTTATTACCACTATAGTAGCACCTACTAAAGTTTCTAATGATACAAATTGGAAACAAATATCTGCAGGAAGTTTATTTACTGGTGCAATCAAAACTGATGGAACTTTATGGACTTGGGGTAATAATACTGCTGGAGAACTTGGAAATGCAGGTATATCCCTATCCAATAGGTCTACTCCAGTCACCACATTTGCCGGAGGAACCGACTGGAAACAAATTAGTTGTGGATGTAATAAGTTCGTTTCAGCAATTAAAACCGATGGAACTTTATGGACTTGGGGTAATCCCAGTTATGGAGTACTTGGAATTAATAGTATCTTTGGTGTTAGATCAACTCCAGTCACAACATTTGCAGGGGGAACCAATTGGAGACAAGTTTCTTCCGGGGGTTATCATACTGCAGCAATTAAGACTGATGGAACTCTGTGGGTGTGGGGAAATAATTTAACGGGAAAACTTGGAAATGGTACTAATTTTAACACCGCCATCACCCCTATCACAACATTTGCCGGTGGAACTAACTGGAAACAAGTAGCTGCCGGTTCTCGTCATACTGCAGCAATAAAAACTGATGGTACTCTGTGGACATGGGGATTTAATGGATATGGAGAATTAGGATCAGGTATTTTCCAAGGATACGGGCAGGCAAGCGTAAGCACTCCCATTACTACTTTTGCCGGAGGAACTAATTGGAGTCAAGTTTTTTGTCCTCAATATACTCTGAGTAGTAGTTTTGATAGTAATGCTTCCGAATATACAATTGCAATGAAAACTGATGGAACCTTGTGGACATGGGGTCGTAATGCTACTAGCGAGTTGGGTATGTTTAATAATTTATATGTACCTGTTTTGCAATCCGATGCAACAAATTGGAAACAAGTGAGTATGGGTGATATACATGCATCCGCAGTCAAAACCGATGGAACCTTATGGACTTGGGGATCAAACCGTAATAAAGCACTGGGAGATCCAAATATATCTTCTGGGTATAATACTTATGGTTATATTGCCGTAGATCCAAGAGCAAGATTTACTCCGATTACCACCGTTGTCGGTGGGACTAATTGGAAACAAGTAAGTGTTGGATATAATCATACATCAGCAGTCAAAACTGATGGAACCTTATGGATGTGGGGAAACAATAATTATGGACAACTTGGTAGAGCACTTGATGGAATTGGTAAACAATTTAGAGGAAATATAGACTTTCCACTTGAAGTTAATCCCAGAGAAAATTGGAATGATACTCAAATAATAAATCTGGAAGATTTATATACAATATCCGTTCAAGATACAAATTTTAATGGAGACAGTAACTCCTTTGCCGCAATTAAAAAAAATGGAACCCTATGGACATGGGGAGGAGGAAATTACGGGCAACTTGGAAATGCTTTGCGTCTTGAAGCTCAAGCAAATACTCCAGCTACTACATTTGCCGGGGGAACCAATTGGAAGCAAATAAGTACCTCATATGCCACTTCTGCAGCAGTCAAAACTGATGGAACTCTATGGGTTTGGGGTAAAAATTATCATGGTGAACTTGGAATTAATAGTCTTGGAACTAGATCTACTCCGGTTACCACTTTTGCTGGTGGAACCAACTGGAAACAAGTTTCGGTTGGATATGGTGTTATGGGAGCAGTCAAAACTGATGGAACACTATGGACTTGGGGTAATAGTGATAGTTTAAATGGGACACTTGGTAGATATTCTATTAATTATTTTGATGCAATTGTATCAACACCAATCACAACATTTGCCGGAGGAAATAACTGGGCAGATACTCCTACAACAAATGCCGAAGATCTTTATACACTGTCTGCTGGGGGATCTTTTGGTAGTTATTATTCAGGACCAAATAGTGTGGCAATCAAGACCGATGGAACCTTATGGACCTGGGGATATTCTTATGCTAAAATACACCCACTACTAAGATACATCAATAAAAATTATAATCAACTTGGAGTTGATGGAATATGTGATGAAAATGGAAGATTGCCAGGAACTCTCAGCTTTAATTCCGATCCTTATACTGGGAAAAGAATTACCACGACAAGTGGCAGTGGTACAGTAACTCCTATCGCAAATAATTTATTAGGACCAGCATCTTTAACAATAGATGAGACTCTGCAACCGCCTTATGGTGGATATGATGATGGATTTTGGGTTTTAGAATTGCCATTTAATATTTCTTTTAATGGAAAGACTTATAGAAGAGTTTGTCCAACAACAAATCATTTCATAACTTTTGGAGAAGGTCATCAAGGATTAAGCTTAAGTGTTGGAAATCCATCACTTCCCAAAATAATGATAACTGCTACTGATGGAAGCGTACATAGATTATGTTATGGACCAGAAGGGACGGCACCTAATAGAACCTATAGAATAAGGTGTGAAGGAACTTATATGATATCAGATGATCTTGATAATCCCAATATGGTTTATGAGATTACTTTTTATGAAAATGTTCCTAATCAAATTGATATTCAAATCGGAGAAAATCAAAATAAAATTTTAGATGTTGGGAGTGAAGAAACGGCAAATTACATATCAATTCCAACAACCACTTTTGCCGGAGGAATAAATTGGAAACAAGTCAGTGCTGGTGATAGTCATACAGCAGCAATCAAAACCGATGGAACATTATGGGTTTGGGGTGATACTTATTATGGAAAACTTGGAAATGCTCCTTCTGTTAGAAGTGGTGGAACTGGAGGAAGAACACTCTACTTTAAATCTACTCCTATCACAACATTTGCCGGAGGAACCAATTGGAAACAAGTAAGTGCAGGAAATAATCATACAGCAGCAATCAAGACCGATGGAACCTTATGGACTTGGGGAAATAGCAGATCTGGGCAATTAGGAAATGCTGTACTGTTGACTTTCGGTTATGAGATAAGCACTCCAATTACCACCTTTGCTGGTGGGACAGATTGGAAACAAGTTACTTGTGGGAAGGATAATACTGCAGCAATCAAAACTGATGGAACTTTATGGGGATGGGGTACTGCAAATTTTGGAAGACTTGGAACTAATGATACTGGAGCATCTCCAATTAGATCCACTCCAGTCACCACCTTTGCAGGAGGAACCGATTGGAAACAGGTGAGTTCTGGGTACAATTGTATGGCAGCAGTCAAAACTGACGGAACTTTGTGGTTATGGGGACAAACAAATGAGGGACAACTTGGAACTGGTGAAATATTTTCTCCAACACTTCAGTCATATAAATTAACGCCCATTACAACATTTGCCGGAGGAACCAACTGGAAACAAGTAAGTGTTGGTGATAGACATGTTGGAGCAGTTAAAACCGATGGAACCTTATGGGTGTGGGGTAATGGAATTAAAGGACAACTTGGAAATACTAATACTATTAGCAATGTATCCACTCCAGTCACCACATTTGCTGGGGGAATTAACTGGAAACAAGTAAGTGCTGGTGGATCTCATACACTTGCTTTAAGAGATGATGGTGTGAATAAACAGTTGTATGTATTTGGTAGTGGTTCATTGGGTGTGCAGTTGGGTAATAATCATACTCCAGCTACTACATTTGCAGGAGGAATAAATTGGAAACAAGTTTATATGGATAGTGGTGGATCTGCAATCAAAACTGATGGAACCTTATGGACTTGGGGGTCTAATGCTCGTGGACAGCTTGGAACTGGTGATAGAACCAATAGAAGCACTCCAGTCACAACATTTGCCGGTGGGACCAATTGGAAATATACTGAAGTTGGTATTGCACTCAAGACTGATGGAACCTTGTGGACTTGGGGTAGACAGACATCCGTAGATCTGGCAAGGTCTTATCTTGACTATAGACCTACTCCGGTTACTACATTTGCCGGAGGAAATAACTGGGCAGATACTCCTACAACAAATCCAGAAGATCTTTATACAATAGCAGCATCTTCGAACATGTGTTCAGCAATCAAGACCGATGGAACTTTATGGGTTTGGGGTAATGGGCAATTTGGTCTTGGAACTGCGGCAACATCAAACACCATACCTGGCATAAGCACTCCAGTCACCACCTTTGCCGGAGGAACCAATTGGAAACAAGTCAGTGGTGCTATAGGTAACCTTGATTATATGACAGCAATCAAAACCGATGGAACATTATGGACATGGGGAAGCAATAATGCTGGACAACTTGGAACTAATGATAATAATGTAACCAGTAAATCAACTCCAGTCACAACATTTGCAGGAGGAACCGACTGGAAGCAAGTAAGTTCTGGAAATCAACATACTGCAGCAATCAAAACTGATGGAACCTTATGGACCTGGGGTTCGGCATACAATGGAAGGCTTGGAAACTTTGCATCTTTCGGTTTTAGATCTACTCCAGTCACCACATTTGCTGGGGGAATTAACTGGAAACAAGTAAGTGCTGGAGGTGCTCATACTGTAGCAATCAAGACCGATGGAACTTTATGGACTTGGGGTACTGGGATTGGAGGAAGACTTGGAAATGCAATAACATCTAATACTAGTGTAATATCTCCAGTCACAACATTTGCAGGAGGAACCGACTGGAGACAAGTAAGTGCTGGATATGATTATACGGCAGCAATCAAGACCGATGGAACTTTATGGACTTGGGGTAGAAATCAAGTTTATGGAAGTATTCAAGGGAAATTAGGAACTAATGATACTACTGATAGATCCACTCCAGTCACCACCTTTGCCGGTGGAACTAACTGGAAACAAGTAAGTGCTTCAAGAGGTCATACAGCAGCAGTCAAGACCGATGGTACTCTATGGACTTGGGGTACTGGAACTTCAGGACAACTTGGTACTAATGATACAACCACCAGATCTACTCCAGTCACCACCTTTGCCGGAGGAACTAATTGGAAGCAAGTAGATGGAGGAACTAATCATACTGTAGCACTGAAAGACGATGGTGTAAACAAACAATTATGGTTATTTGGTAGTAATGCAAATACTCAATTGGGACTTTTTATTGATGAAAGAAACATACCACTCACTACATTTGCTGGTGGAACTGATTGGAAATCCATAAACTATAAATCTGCGATAAAAACAGATGGAACTCTATGGAGTTGGGGCAATCCAATAAGTATTCCAACAACTACATTTGCAGGAAATAATTGGTCGCAGACTAAAATTATCAATAGTAGTAGTATAGCACTCAAGACAGATGGAACTCTTTGGATTTGGGGTTTTTCGGAAACCGCATATTCTAAAATTATGATATATGAAAATGCCATACCCAAAACTACATTTGTCGGTGGAACTAACTGGAAACAAGTGAGTAATGGATATGATTATACGGCAGCAATCAAAACCGACGGAACTCTTTGGACTTGGGGTTATGGTGGTCCTGAACTTGGATTAAATGATATTTTTTCAACAAGGTATACTCCAGTCACCACCTTTGCCGGAGGAACCAATTGGAAACAAGTAATGGTTAGTGAGTCAGGTAATACTCTAGCACTAAAATCTGAAGAATTTTAGTGTTATAATGTACCAATAAATATTTAAAACATATAAAATATATTCTTTATGAACCCACTTGAGTTGGTAGCAAAGACCTTATATTCGTTTGAAGAAAAGGAACTCACAATTCAACTTCTTCAGGCATTTGGAAAAAGAGCGGAAACTTTTTCACAATATGATGATGTTGCAAAGATTTTCTTTGAGATTAAAGAGTTCTCAAATGCTATTTTCTATGCAGAAAAAGCACTGAAACTTGCACAATCTCCACAAGAAAAATATACAATTGCAAAAAATTTGATTAATGCTTATAATCAGAACAATTTTCCCGATAAGGCACTAACACAAATTTCAAAAATTAAATTAAGTAATCCTCAAGATACAGAACTTCTTCTTGAAGAAACTTTTTCATACTCTGCAATTAACCAAAAAGATAAGGCAGAGAAACTTCTATTCAATCTTATTAAATATAAATTACCAGAAGAGATTGAAAGAAAGGCATATCATAACTTATCAGGACACTATTTCCGCAAGGATGACATTCACACAGGACTTCAGCACTTCCTCAAGGCAGGAGAAGTAGAGGCATATAAGAACAGAGAACTACCACCATTTCCAAAGTGGGATGGAACAATTACTCCAGGACAAACTATTGTAATTGATAGTCAGTGTGGTGCCGGTGATGAGATTATGCACGTTCGTTTTATGAGGCATCTGAAAGAACTTGGAATGAACCCGATCTGGACAACCACAAGAAGAGACATACAAAAACTCTTCAATTATAATGGTTTTGAGACTGTATGTGTTTGGGATAAACCAGAGTTTCCGAAAGATGCTCAATGGGTTTATGCTCTTGCTCTTCCTTATTATCTTAATCTCAAGGCAGAAGATTTGGGAAGAGGTGTGTATATTCAACCACTGCCAGAAAAAGAAAAGCAATATGAATATCTACAGGAAGATAAAAATTATAAGATAGGTACATTCTGGAATTCTGGTTCTGGATTTGAGCAGGCACATTTCCGATCTGTAGATGCAGATGGATTGTTTGATGTTCTCGCCAAAACAAATGCATCTTTATATTCTTTGCAACTTCCGGATGAATTGCCTCCAGAACAATATCGAGATCAAGTAAAGACCTTTGATATTCCAGATCGTAATTTTGAGGATACATTTTCACTTGTATCTCAAATGGATTTGGTGATTACTTCCTGTACTTCTATTGCTCATATTGCAGCAGCACAAGGAAAAGAAGTTTGTGTCTTTGTGCCGATTATGGAGTACTATGTCTGGACAAGTTCTACTGATAAATCTTGGTGGTACGGAGATAATGTTCATATGTTCAAACAACAGCAAACAAGAAAATGGGATAAACCTTTGAAAGATTTGGAGAAGTTTTTAAATGATAGAGCAGTATGACCTTTCTTATTTAAATCTTAAAAGTATTCAAAATTTTTTATATTCAACTCAAACAAATGAACATGGATTAATTACTAAAGGTAAGTCCAGTTTTAATTTTGGAATGCCAATTTTAATGTACTCTGAACTGCAAAGTTTAAATAAAATTATCAAAAAGTATGTTAGAATATATTGTGAAAAGCATAAAATTACAAAACTTAAATTTATTAATAGTTGGTTTAATATTACGGAACCTGGAAGTAAGTTAAAACCACATAATCATAGTGGTGGTGAAGAAAGTATTTTAAGCGGAGCATTTTATGTCTCTGTTGGTGAAAATTCAGTTCCGCTATTGTTTCCCGATATAGATACTTCAATTAAACCTTATTCTGGATTACTGGTCATCTTTTCAAGTGATTTGGTTCATTATACAGAAGAAGAAAAAGAGCAAAGAATAGTTATTAGTTTCAATACAGATTATGAAGAAAGCACTCGTTACACTGGACATTAATTACAATAAAGACATTACCAATCTTACATATCCTTATATGAGGAAATATGCAGAAAAGATTGGTGCTGATTTTGTGATTATGAATGAGAGAAAGTTTCCACATCTTTCTCCGAATATGGAAAAGTTCCAGTTATATGAAATTGGAGCAAACTATGATTGGACTATTTTTCTGGATGCTGATGCTCTGGTTCATCCAAACTGTCCAGATTTGACTGAAATCTTTGATAAGGATTGTGTAATCTTCAATCGATATGACTATTATCCTTTTAGATTTAAGCATAATAACTATGCAAGAAGAGATAATAGAAATATTGCTGCAACAACTTGGGTATGTGTATTCAGTGATTGGACTCGACATGCATGGAAACCTCATGAGGACCCGGAGCAGTTTGTAGATCAGATCAATCCAATGGATTTAGAAAAGAACTTTGGTTATACTCCTGGTCATATTCTTGATGATTATTTGGTAAGTCGTAATATTGCAAAGTATGGATTAAAGGTAGAAACATTCCATCAGTTAATACCGAAAGATGGAAAAATGAACTATTGGTTTAATCACGATTTTTGTATTTCCGAAGAAGATAAAATCAACCTTCTTCATATGTGGATAGATAAGATTGAAAGGGGTTCTTATCGTGAAGAACAACAAATAGATGAACAACTATGGGCTTGGAAGAGAGGTATGCTATGAAGTTTTTATTTTTAGTCGGTTCTGCACTTAAGCATTTTCAAGAGGATAAGTTTAGTGCTTATAGTGAAGAGCAAAGATTTGAACAAACACTGGAAACAATTAAGTCAGTTAGAGAAAAAGTACCCAACTCTTATATTATTTTGTTTGAGTGTTCTTCTACATCTATAGAAGAAAGGCACAAAGAAATCTTAAGAAAGGAGTGTGATTTGTTTCTAGAGTTTTATGATGAACCAGGTCTGAAAGCACTTTATGCGAATATTCAAAAAGACTCAAAGTACATTACTTATGGAAAATCCTTATTGGAAACAAGAGGATTATTGAATACTCTTTACTTCATTCGGCAGCATAATTTATTTAATGATAGTCAAAGAGTTTTTAAATTGACCGGAAGATATTTACTTAATGATGATTTTGATATTCAAGATTATCAAAGTAAATTTTTAGAAAATTATTATGTAATTAAAAAATATGATTATCTAACTGAAGAGCAAGAAAATTTTGATGAGAAAGAATTAGAAAATGTTTATGCCTATCTTTATGGTGCTAAAGGAATGATGGTGACCGGGTTATGGTCTTTTGATAGAATGTTATTTAATGAAATTATAGAGTCTCTTGAAAAGTCATTTTTGTATTTGGAACGAATGATGCAATATACTGCAGGAACGGACATAGAACATTCTTTGTACAGATTTTTAAATAAGAAAAACATGATAACTATTCCTAATTTAGGATTAAGTGTTATTAAAGGAATGGAAGGAGTTCAATATAACATATGAAACTAGCAATTTTTTATCACATTTCTCAAATTGGGTTTGCTGCTTTTATGTATCAATCCCAAGTTCATAGACTTTATACTTCGGGATTGATTAAAGAAGCATCTCATATTCACTTTGGTGTGAATGGTGAGCAGGAGATGTTTAATGTTCCGGAAAAAACAATTGTAAAAGTTAATACAAATTGGAAAGAGGAAACTGAAACTTTGATGTCTTTAAGAGATTTTTGTAAAGAAAATCCAGACTATAAAGTTCTTTATTTTCATATGAAGGGATTGACCCACCAAAGTATGAATGGTGAGAGTTGGAGATTAATGATGGAATACTTTGTGATTGATAAGTGGAAAGAGTGTGTTGAGCAGTTAGATAATCATGATGCCGTTGGAAGTAATCTTAAGATTTTAGGACCAACTACTTGGAGTGATGGAAGACAATCTTGGGAGAAGGCAGGGACAAAGCATTTTGTCGGAAACTTTTGGTGGGCAAACGCTTCCTATGTAAATACTCTAGACAATACTTTTTTGAATTCTAATTTTAGATTAGATAGAGAATTCTGGATTGGGACTGGAGATGGAAACATGAAATCTTTATATCAACCAGAAGATTATGAACCATATCAATACTTTTATAGAGAGGTAGATTATGTCTAAATTTAGGTCTTGTGGTGAATGTACTGCTTGTTGTTCTTGGTTAGTTGGTGATGCTTTTGGATGGGAATTTGGATGTGGAAAATCATGTAAATTTTTAGAAGAAGGTAAGTGTGGAGTTCATAAGGCACGACCAGAGGTTTGTAGAAATTATCAGTGCGCCTGGAGTCAATATTTACTTCCCGAAGAAATGAGACCTGATAAGTGCAATGTATTAATTTCCGTAGAACAAAATGAAAATGGTCAGTATCTAAAGGTTCTTCCGATAAATAATAAAGAAATAAGTAACGAAATGGTAGAATGGTTAAAAAATTGGAGTGAGAAAATGAATACTCCAATAGTTATTTCCAAGTAAAAATATTCCCACTCCAATGCCAACATTTTATAACTTTACACAAGACGGTCTTAGATATAGTTTTGATGATGTTTTTGTTAAGGCAGATCCGTTTCGTCAAGGAAATTTGTGGAACTGGGGTAGGGGCGTAGCAGGAGCTCTTGGAAATTATACTGGTCCTTCTTTTGTAAGTACTCCGACTACTACATTTGTTGGTGGTAGTAATTGGAAACAAGTAAGTACCGGAGGTCTTCATACAGTAGCAGTCAAAACCGATGGAACCCTATGGACTTGGGGATATAATCGTGATGGGCAACTTGGAAATGCATCAACAACCATTAGAGATACTCCAGTAACTACATTTTCTGGAGGAACTGATTGGAAACAAGTAGAAGGTGGATGCACTCATACAGTAGCTATTAAAATTGATGGGACTTTATGGACCTGGGGGCAAAATGATCAGGGACAACTTGGAGTATATGGTAGGGTTAATTCATCTACTCCAATCACTACTTTTGTTGGAGGAACTAATTGGAAGTCAATTGCTGCCGGATATTCGTATTCTTCGGCAATTAAAACCGATGGAACTTTGTGGTCTTGGGGGTATGCTTATTTTGGTCAATTAGGTACAGGACCAACTTATACACCTATTAGATCCACCCCACAGACAACATTTGCCGGAGGAACTAACTGGGCAGATACTCCAACAACTAATCCTGAAGATCTTTATACCTTAAGTGCTGGAAATAATCATACGGCAGCAATCAAGACTGATGGAACCCTATGGACTTGGGGTGAAGCAAATGTAGGAAAACTTGGAAATGGTGCTACAGCAACTTCTGGGCAAAATTTTGTAACCACTCCAATCACCACCTTTGCTGGAGGGACCAATTGGAAACAAGTAAGTGGTAGTGGAGATTATAAGGCAGCAATTAAAACCGATGGAACCTTATGGACTTGGGGTTTTGGAAGTTCTGGTCAACTTGGAAATGCAGTTACAACAATTAGTATATCAACTCCTATTACAACATTTGCCGGAGGAACCAACTGGAAACAGGTAAGTGGTGGAGGTTCGACTATGGCAGCAATCAAAACTGACGGAACCTTATGGACTTGGGGTAATGGAACTAATGGGCGACTTGGAAATGGAGTAACAACAGGTAATATATCAACTCCAATCACCACATTTGCAGGAGGAACTAATTGGAAGCAAGTAAGTACTGGTGGTGCTCATACCACAGCAATCAAAACTGATGGAACCTTATGGGCTTGGGGTCGTAGTTTATTTGGAGGACTCGGAAATGCAGCAGTAGCAAATAGTTCCACTCCAGTCACCACCTTTGCTGGTGGAACCAATTGGAAACAAGTGAGTTCTGGTGGTTATCATACAGCAGCAATTAAAACTGACGGAACTCTTTGGATTTGGGGTGGTGGTCCAATTGGAACCCTTGGAAATACTGATGGGGGTAATAGTTCCACTCCAGTCACCACCTTTGCTGGTGGAACCAATTGGAAACAAGTGAGTGCCGGAAATAGACATACTGCGGCAATCAAAACCGATGGTACTCTATGGACTTGGGGCATTGGTGAAACAGGAGAACTTGGAAATGCTAATGGATTTCTAGATTTTGACACCCCTACCGAGTATTTTTCCGCATCCACTCCAATCACAACATTTGCCGGTGGTAACAACTGGACACAAGTCATTGCTGGAAATTCTCATACGACAGCTTTGAACAATAATAATCAATTGTATACTTGGGGATATGCTCGATATGGTCAACTTGGAGATACATTTTATGTTCAAATTAATGATATTCCGAGAAAAGTAGGAGGAGACACTAACTGGAAACAAGTATCTTGCTCATATCATTCCTCTGCAGCAGTCAAAACCGATGGAACTTTATGGACTTGGGGAGCTAATGGGCAAGCTCAACTTGGAACTTCTAAATTATATCAGAGTAGTGCCGAACCAATCACCACCTTTGCCGGAGGAACAGACTGGAAACAAGTCAGTGCTGGTGGATATTACACCGTAAATATGATGGCAGCAATTAAAAATGATGGAACCCTATGGACTTGGGGTAATGGGTATTATGGAATACTTGGAAATGCAAAGGCACCTCTTTCTAGTGCTCCCGATATTGAACTTTATGTATCCACTCCGATCACCACCTTTGCCGGAGGAGCAACTTGGAAACAAGTGAGTTGTGGTGGATATCACATGGCAGCAGTTAAAACCAACGGAACTCTTTGGACTTGGGGAAGTGATACACAAGACCAATTGGGCACTGGATATCAATTTGCTCAAGCAGGCATTACTTATGCATCCACTCCGGTTACAACATTTTTGGGTGGAAGTAATTGGAAGTCCGTTGGTTCTTCTGGAGGATATCGTGTTTGTGCCATAGAAAGCGTTGATCCTACTTATAATCTACCGGATTTGTTTAGTTTATTTACTTGGGGTTATGGGCAACTTGGACAACTTGGAAATAATGATGTATCGGGTGATAGATCCACTCCAGTCACCACATTTGCTGGAGGATCTAATTGGAGACAAATAAGTTCTGGGAGAGAACATGTAGCAGCAATCAAGATAGATGGAACTCTATGGACTTGGGGAAGAGGATTTAATGGAGTTCTTGGAACTAGAGATACGATTAATAGATCAACTCCAGTAACTACATTTGCTGGAGGAACTAATTGGAAGCAAGTTAGTGTTGGAAATTTATCTCACATAGCAGCGATAAAAACCGATGGAACTTTATGGACTTGGGGTAATGGACAATCTGGGGTTCTTGGAAATGGAATTACGACAGGTATTAGATCTACTCCAGTTACCACCTTTGCTGGTGGAACTAACTGGAAGCAAGTGAGTGCTAAAAATGCTCATACTGCAGCAATTAAGACTGATGGAACTCTGTGGATTTGGGGTCCGAGAGATTTTGGAAAACTTGGAAATGCAACTATATCAGGTAGCGTATCTACTCCAGTCACAACATTTACCGGAGGAACCAATTGGAAACAAGTCAGTGTTGGAGGTGATCATACAACTGCAATCAAGACCGATGGAACTTTATGGACTTGGGGATTTGTTTACGGTAGTGTTTCTTCTGGGTTTAATGTAACTATATCAACTCCGGTCACCACATTTGCTGGAGGAACTAATTGGAGATATGTCAGTGCTGGAGATTTACATTCAGCAGCAACCAAGACCGATGGAACTTTATGGACCTGGGGTTATGAAAGTGAGGGGCAACTTGGAACTAATGGTACGATCAATAGTAATAGTTACACCCCAGTAACTACATTTGCCGGAGGAACTAATTGGAGACAAGTCAGTGCTAATAGAAATAGTACAGCAGCAATTAAGACTGATGGAACTCTATGGACTTGGGGAGATAATGCCTTTTTACAACTTGGAAATGCTACTACTACTAATAGATCAACTCCAGTTACAACATTTGCCGGAGGTACTAACTGGGAACAAGTCAGTTCTGGAAGTCGCCTTGTAGCAGCAATTGCAAAAAATTAATCACAATTTGTGCTATAATATATAATAAAAAGCAATAAAATATGAGAACATTGTATTTTCTTGGAGGTCTTCCGAGAAGTGGATCTACTTTACTTGGATCACTTTTAAATCAACATCCAGACATTTATGTATCACCAACTTCTCCTTTGGGTGATGTTGTAACTGATATTGAAAAATCATTCAATAGACTTGATATTCAATTTACTTTTGATCGCAAGAAAATCTCTTATAATGTTTATAAAGCAGTTCTTGCTAACTTTTATAATCATATTCCAAAATCAACAATCCTAGATAAACATAGATTTTGGGGAAAGAACCTTGATACAGTTCAGATATTTCTTTCCAATAAACCAAAGATTGTAGCAACATATCGTTCTATTCCAGAAGTTCTCACATCTTATATTTCATTGATTGAAAGAACAGATCATAAAGAAAATTTTATTGATAATCATTTAAGAAAAGATAATTTACCAATCACAAATAATAATCGTGCCGAATATATTTGGAGATATTATGTTTCTCCTTCTTATGAGAGTATGATTTATGGACTCAATAAATATCCAGATTGGGTCCATTTGGTTGAATATAATAGTCTTGTAGAAAATCCAGAAGAAGAACTCAATAAAATCTATGAGTTTTTAGAAGTTCCTTCTCATACAAATACATTTAACAATATTGAAAATGCCTGCGGAGAACAGAAAGATGATCAGTGGGGTCTTCTTGGTCTTCACGATATAAGACCAAATCTTTCTAAAATTTCTCAAAATCCTATTGATGTCATAGGAGAGGAAAATGTAAAAATTTATTCTAAATTTGATTTATGAAATCTCATTTATTAGTAGTTCTTCAAACACATTCAAAAGGAAATAGAGACGACTCTCAAGTAAGATATTGTAATGCTCCAAAAATAGAAGTCTGTTCTCGATGTGTATATTCCTTGATTGATAGTTTAAATTATGCACAAGAACAATATCCAAATTATGAAATAGAATTACAAATCTTTGATGATCATTCGGATCAAGAGTTCCTAGATATTCTTCAGAGACTTATTGATACTGCAAAATTTAAAATTAACTTAACACATCTTGAAACTTATGGTATAATGCCTTCTATACTTCGTTGTTATGAGCACGGAAGAGACTATGGAAGTGACTGGGTGTATTTTGTTCAGGATGATTTTCTACATCAACAAAATTCAATTGAACTAATGATACATGCAATTAATCAGTTCAGTTGCAACCTGAGTGCTCCTGCAAGTGTGTTTCCTTTTAATAAACCTGCAGAGTATCACCAGGCAGAAAATACTGCAGTTCCTTGCCAAATTGTAGTGTCAAAAGATAGATACTGGAGAACAAACATTCATCCAGCATTCACATTAATGACACATATTGATATTATAAAAAAACATTGGGATTTGTTTTATAAAATGGGAACAAGCGAAGTATCAGAAACAATGGAATTGGACAGTGTTTGTAAGATTTATTATGAGAAAGGATATTACTGCTTTACACCTATTCCATCATTAGTTCTTCACATGCAGACAGAATGGGATAAGGATTTCTTTATTGATTGGAAATCTTGGTGGAATGAATACAGTTTAGATAAGTTAGAAAATTATGTTTAATCACATACCACTACCAAATCCTGGTGTAACATCAGGTATTCTTCCTGAAGAACTTTACGATATTCTTATGAATGAGATTGAAGAAATTCAATCTGATTGGAAAAATCATGAAAAATGGAATGATGGACTTGCCGGAAATATAGAAAAGCAATTTGGTCTTCCAAAGTCTCTTCCATATCTTGAACCATTTATGAATTTGATGTGTAAGTCTTATGGTGAACATTGGAACTTTTTAAGAAAGACTGGAGATTTTCATTTTGAATCTGGAAATCTTTGGGTCAATTTTCAAAAAAAGAATGAGTTTAATCCGGTTCATCATCATGGAGGAACATTCAGTTTTGTTTGTTGGTTGAAGGTTCCATACAAAGTGGAGAATGAATTAAATGCTCCTCATGTAAAAGAGTCAAAAAATAAAGCGGCATCAGCGTTTCAATTTTTATATCCAAATATTCTTGGAAATTTAACTCTTGAAACCTTATATGTTGATCATGATTGGGAAAGAAGAATAGTGTTATTCCCGGCACACTTATCACATTGCGTTTATCCATTCACTACAAGTGATGATTTTAGAATTTCTATCTCCGGTAATTTAGTATGAAAAAAATTCAAGTATTTTTAAGGCATTGTTATTATTCCAAAATTCAAGAAAGTCCCGGAAAACAAAGACCAAAATGGTGGGATAAAGAAAAAGTATTTCAGAATTTTAAGAACACCCTGAATCCAGAAACGACAGATTATACAATCGTATATGATGAGCATTATGGAGAAAGGCAAGATACATTCCTAAAGAATGAATCCAATGTTTATGAGGTCGATTGTGGAAAAGAATCTCAAAGTTTTATTAAAACAGTAAATCATATTCTTTCCCAAAACTTTGATGACGAAACTGTAATTTATTTTGTAGAAGACGATTATGTCCATCGTTCTGGTTGGGATAAAATTCTTTTGGATGGATTTACCTTACCAGTTGAGTATGTAACTCTTTATGATCATGGTGATAAGTATCAGGAGATGTATAAGGATTTTATGACCAAGGTTCTTCATACTGAATTATCTCATTGGATGCCGGTTCCATCCACAACTAATACCTTTGCAACTAAATTTAAATTTTTAAAAGAAGACAAAACGACTCATATCAAATACTCAATAAATTATGAACCATCATATGATCATGGTAAATTTTTGGAACTACATAGTAATGGAAGAAATTTAATATCTTGTATTCCTGGGTATTCAACACACTGCGAATCAAATTTATTATCACCCTGCATTGATTGGAAATCGTACCTATAGTGGCACATTTAGAACAAAGAAATTTTATAAAAAAAATAAAAACAAAGTTTCCAGATTTTTTTACTACTAAAATAGTATTAGAAATAGGTAGTTTGTATCTTAACGGAACAATTAGAGATTTTTTTAATAAATGTACCTATGTTGGTTTGGATATTATTAAGGGACCTTGTGTAGATATTATTTGTTCGGGGGAAAGTTATAATGCTCCCGATCAATCTTATGATGTAGTTTGCTCTACAGAATGTTTTGAACATACTCCTAAATGGGTTGACATATTTCAAAACATGATAAGATTGTGTAAAACTGATGGATTAGTTTTTTTTACTTGTGCATCTGAAGGAAGACCAGAGCATGGAACTCATAATAATGATCCTGGAGCATCATTATTAACTTTGGATTATTATAAAAATTTAAATGAAATAGATTTCACTTCAAAAATAAATTTTCAAGATTATTTTTCAGAATATCATTTTGAATATGATAGCAATAGTTTTGATTTATATTTTTATGGAATAAGATCTTCTAAAAATTACACAAATTTTAAAACTCATATGAATTGGAAAGATGTACCTGGATTTTTTGATTCAGATTTAGCATATAAATTAGCGGTAAATACTTTTCCCGAAGGATCTGTCTTTGTTGAGATAGGTTCTTGGATGGGAAAATCTGCTTCTTGTTTGGGGCAACTGATTAAAGAGTCCCAGAAGAGTATAAAGGTTTATGCGGTCGATACATTTGAAGGTAGTGAAGAACACACAGAACTTATCAAAGATATCGAAGATCATTCATCTTCTTTACTAAAACTTTTTAAGACATATACTTCATTGTGTGGAGTATCAAATATTGTGACTCCCATTCAGGGAGCAAGTTTAGATGTGGCATCTAAATTTAAAGATGAGAGTATTGATTTTATCTTTATCGATGCTTCACATGACTATGAAAATGTTTTAGCGGACATCATTGCTTGGTATCCCAAACTTAAACCGGGTGGATTAATTGCCGGAGATGATTATGCTCCCTGTTGGGGTGGTGTCATTCAAGCAGTTAACGAATACTTTAAAAATAAAACCGTATTTTTTCTAAATGGAAATTTAGAATATACATATTCACAAAAAATTTGGCACTGGTGTCATACTAAACAATCAACTGGAGGTAAAAAAATGGACGTAACTCTTTATGCAATTTGTAAAAACGAAGAAAAAAATGTAGAAAAATTTATTGAGAACTCTAAAAAGTTCTCACATACTGTAGTAGTTGATACTGGAAGTACTGATAATACAGTTCAACTTTTGAAAGATGCTGGTATTACTGTACATGAACATCCACAGACAAGAGATGAGTTTGATTTTTCTGTCGCAAGAAATCAAGCACTTTCTTATGTTGAAACTGATTGGGCATTCTCTATAGATTTTAATGAGGATATTTCAGAATTATTTGTTGATGGTCTTGAAGTGATTGCTGAAGAATTTACTGCCTTTAAACATGAGAGGTATGATAAGACTGAAGGTGAAGAAGCAAAACCTGGACAAAATGCACATGTTAGGTTCCATAGAACTAAAAATTATACCTGGGCAAATGCAATTCACGAAACACCAATGTTTATACCAACGGAAAAATATTTAAATGAAGTTTCTGTTGAGACAACAATTAAAATCACCAAGGAAGTAGAATCACATAATATAGATAAGCAATTGTTTTATCTTTCAATTTGTGAAAGAGAATTTAAAAAAGATCCTTCCAATACTTATTTTCTTTGGTTTATTTTTAAACATTATTTTGAAGTTAAGAATTTCAAAAAAACTATTGAACTTGGAAAAGAATACCTGAATATTTCAAAACCATATTTTGATCCGACAAGAATTGATGTATTCATTATGACTAGTATTGCTATGATTAATGCCCAAGAAATTCAGAAAGCCGCAAACTATGCATTCCATGCCGTAAGTGAGGCAATGAATATTGGAGGTGAAGTTATGGGTAAAGCATTTATTCATCTACTAGAGGTTGGAAAACTTACACAAAATCCAAACATCATAGTGTTTGCTTCTGCTTTTGCTCAAGAAACTTTAAATTTAAAAGAAAGAACCGATGCAATTGATAAGTTATTCCTTACCAATCTTGATGATACTCCAGCAACAGCATGGATTGGGCATCGTCAATTTGCCGAATGGATTGTTAAGTATCTTAACCCCGAAGTAATTGTTGATCTTGGTGTTGATTATGGATTTTCTACCTTCTCCTTTGCCATTCCTAGAATCGGAAAGGTTTATGGTATCGATAACTTTAGTGGGGATGATTTTGTTGGACAGAAGGAGGCATATCCATTTGTATCCATGAAGAGAGAGAAGTTACATCTTCAAGATAATTTGGAGTTCATTAATGGTGACTTCAACGAAGTGGCAAAAACTTGGGATAAACAAATTGATATTCTTCACATTGATGGTAGTCATCATTATGAGGATGTAAAGAAAGATTTTGAAACCTGGACTAAGTTTTTAAATGATGATGGAGTTATTCTACTTCATGATACTTGTATTGAAAATTTAAATGGTAATGAGTATGGTGTGAAGAAATTCTTTGATGAAATTGATCTTCCCAAATGTACTTTTACACACTGCTATGGTCTGGGTGTTGTTTCTAAAAATGAGAAACTAATTGAGATGATCAAAAATACATTTAATCTATGAGGATTGCCCTTGAAAAAGGTTTATGGGAATCTGATTTTTTACTGAAAGAAATTTTACCAAAAGGAGAAGTTTCCCATAACTTAAATGAACGTGGTGAGGTTTTAATCTTTGCCTCTAGAGCACATTCATTTAATGAGATTTTATCAATAGTTGAAAAATTAAAACCAAGGATTATAATTTGCCTTTCTGATGAGTTGATTGTAGAAGACCTACAACAATTTAATCAGTTAGGTAATTATTGTGATTTATTCTTGAGACAATATCATCATCCACAGTATACTTATACTTCGAATACAATTCATATTCCTCTTGGATGTACGAATGGGTGTAAAGTTTTTAATGAAAGTAAGGTTTTGAATTGGTCTTTTCTTGGAGAAATTAAAAATGATAGACAAGAAATGTTAAATGAGTTTCATAAAATTTCAAAAAACTTTGTTGGAAGATCCGCACCAAAAGATTTGATGTGTAAGATATATTCCAAGTCTATCTTTGTTCCTTGTGGTCGTGGTAACTCTTCATTAGATTGCTTTCGCCTTTATGAGGCATCTATGAATGGTGCCATTCCTGTTGTAGTTGGTTCAAAGGAAGAAATAGAATGCACCTTTATGTACGAAGAAAATCCTCCTTGGGTATTTGCGGAAACTTGGGGCGAGGCAGTGAAAAAGTGTCAATCCATGTTAGAATATGGTATGAACAATACATCAATCTTAAATTGGTGGGAAAATAGAATTCAAAAAATTAAAAGCAAAGTACTAGAAGTATTATGAAAATTGTAATACCGGTTTCTGTGGGAGAGTTATTAGATAAAATTTCTATTCTCCAAATCAAATCTCTTTTTACCGATGATGAATATGTTCAAAAAGAATTGGAAGAGTTAAATTTAATTAAAAGTACTCTTACTCAATATACTTTAGAATATGAAGTGAGATTAAAAGTGGTGAATGAGAAACTTTGGAAAATAGAAGACAGGTTGAGAAAATTGGAGAAAGAACAAAGATTTGACGAAGAGTTTATTGAACTTGCTCGTAGTGTTTATATTACCAATGATGAAAGGTCTGAAATAAAAAGAAAAATAAATGAGTTAACTAACTCCGATTATAAAGAAATCAAATGTTATGCGACTTCTGATTGATTAAAAAACATGCTATAATATAACTAATAAATATCCACAATGAAACCTTTTTAATAATTCATATGAATTTTGTAAAGCTTGCCATAGAAAATGGTGGTAGTATTCATCCATTAGTCATTCCATCAAAAGAGTTGAAAGGTCCTGCTCTAACTAATCCATCGATATATCTGGATGGTGACAAGATCTTGGTCAATCTCAGAAATATTAACTATACTCTATATCATTCCGAAAAGAAGAAGTTTGAACATCACTGGGGTCCCCTAGTTTATATTCACCCAGAGAACGATTGTCGTCTTCGCACTAAAAATATTATGTGCGAAATGGATGAAAAGAGGACTGTAGGATTGTTCGTTGGGATGGTAAATTATATATCTGTGGTGTCCGTAGAGATCTGGACACTATCGGTACTGGAAGAATGGAACTGTCTGAAATTGAAATTACAGAAGATGGCGTAAAAGAAATTAGTCAATATCGAATTCCTATTCCAGGTCATGATGTTAATGGAGGATCCTATTGTGAAAAGAATTGGATGCCTATTGTTGACATGCCATTCCATTTTATCAAGTGGACTAATGGGACAGAAATCGTTAAGTTTAATATTAATGATGGCACAACAGAACAATATAAATTAACAGGATGGAGAAATCTTAATTGCATAGATCTTCGTGGAGGATCTCAAGTTATTCCTTTAGATGATGAGCATAGATTTTGTCTTAATCATGAAACGTATTTGACTAGAAGTGAGCAAGATAGAAAGGATGGAGTATATCGTCACCGATTTGTTGTTTGGGATGATGATTGGGATATTGTTAAAGTTTCCAAGCAGTTTTCTTTCTTAAATGGTGAGATAGAATTCGCAGTTGGAATGACTGCATATAAAGATGATTATCTAATTACGTTTGGTTATCAGGACAATGCTGCTTTTCTTCTTCGAGTACCGCAAGAATTTGTTAAAAGATTTATTTTTGAACCATGATAATTTTTGATGTTGGTGCAAATACTGGAGAATCTACCAAAGAATATATTTCGGAAACAAATATAATATATGCATTTGAACCAATCCCACAATTGGTTGAGACTTATTTGTTGCCTTTACAATCAATAAATTATTTTATAATCCAAAAGGCAGTTTCTGATTTTGATGGAACTGCATCTTTTAATATTGCCAAACAAGACCCATCTTTGACAGATGGTTCATTGTTTGGATGTAGTTCTCTTTATGAGTTTTCTGATAATCTAGATCAAACTTGGCCTGGTAGACAAGATTTTGAAGTAACTCAAAAGATAGATGTTGATATAATCAGAATGGATACCTTTATAAAGGAAGCGCACATTGCTAAAATTGATTATCTTCATTGTGATACTCAAGGAAATGATTTGAAAGTTTTAAAATCTTTTGGTGAATACATTGGATTTTTAAATTCTGGTAAAATAGAATGCGTAAAACAGAATAGTTTATACAAAGATGTTGATAATGATTTAGATTCTGTGGTTGATTTTTTGAAGACCAATGGATTTCAAATTAATGAAGTTCAAAGTAATGATAGTTTTGATAATGAAGTAAACGTTATATTCTCACGATAATGAAAATAGCAGTTTGTTTATCTGGAGCAATTAAATATCCTGAAAAATCTTTGGCAAGTATTAAAAAGATTTATCCTAATGATTTTATAAAAGTCTTTATTCACACTTGGGAAATTGAAAACATTAAAGAATATGGTAGAGATAGTTTCAGTGGAAAAATGGGTCTTTCTGGAATCGATGTCTTATCAGAGTATCAATATGAAGATATTTTAATAGAAAATTACACTGAAAAGAGACATATCTTTCAGGATATGTTTGATACTTTACAGTTTAAAGAATCTCATAGAAAAGATGTTGGACTTATCAGTATGTATTATACACTCTTTAAAAGTAATCAATTAAAAATTTCATATGAAATCAAAAACAATATGATTTTTGATAGAGTTGTTCGTATGAGATTCGATAGTGATTTTAAAGATAAAGATTTAATATTAAATGAAAGTCCAGACTGCATTCAGATCCCATCCGGAAATGATTATGCCGGAATTAATGATCAGTTCGCTGTGGGTCCTTCGGAAGATATGGATCATTACTGTAATGTTTTCAATAAACTTGAGGATCTTAAAGATATGGAATATAATCCAGAAAGATTATTGATAACCTACTTTGATAGAAATCCTCTTAAAAACAAAGGAGTGCATAGGTTTGATTTTGACGTTGCAATAAATAATGGATAATAAAAGTTTTAGGTAATGAAAGTAGCAGTTTGTTTATCTGGAGCAATTAAACATCCTGAAAAATCTTTAGAAAGCCTTAAAAGAATTTATCCCAATGATTATCTAAAAGTTTTTATTCATACTTGGAAAATCAAAAGTAATGTGGACTATCATTCAGATAGTTTTAGTGGAAGTTCTGGTCTAGTTGACTTAAATATTCTTTCAGAGTATAATGCAGATGATATCTTAATAGAAAACTATAACATTAAAAGAAAAAAATTTAAATTTATGTATGAAAATTTAGAATTTTCATTTGAAGGTAGAGCTGATATTGGTGTTATGAGTATGTACTATTCTATTTTTAAATCCAATCAACTCAAACGTAAGTATGAGAGAAAAAATAAAATTTTATTTGATAAAGTTATTCGTATGAGATTTGATAGTGATTTCCGTGATAAAGATTTAATCCTCGATGAAAATATAAATGAGGTTCAAATTCCATTGGGAAAAGATTGGGCTGGGGTAAACGATCAATTTGCAATCGGCCCTTCCAAACAGATGAACATCTATTCAAATCTTTTTAATAAGATTGATAAATTGCAAGATGGATCTTACAACCCAGAAAGATTTTTAAGAGATTATCTATCTAGGAATGGTGTTTCTACTCAAAGATTTGAATTTCAAATCTATATTAATGGGGGAGATTTGTGAAAGTACTATTTGTTTTTTCATTTTCATATAATGAATACCTTGCCGACTGCATTTATCATGGATTAATTGATTCGGGCGTTGATGTATATGAAACTCATTATCCTGGATACATGATGAGTGATTATGAGGAACAATCCGGACAAGAACTTCGCGGTCTATATGGTAGGGGATTTACTCTTTATGGGAGAATGAATCACAAACCTCAGATTGATCCTCCTCATGTTATAATTGATAAGATAAGATCAAAATTTTATGATGTGATCATTTATGGATGCGTCTATACGCATTTTATGATCTGTGATAGGCAATGTTTAGATTATCTCGATGAAGTTAGATCTCATTATCCTAGATCAAAAGTTCATTTCGTTGATGGATCTGATGATATTACTCATTTTTCACAAGAATATAATCTAGATCAGTATGGTATTGTTTGGAAAAGAGAATTAACTGATTATGTGTATGGGAATCCAATCTCTTTTGCCATACCTGAAGGTATATTAAGAACAACTTCGACAAAAAAAGAAGAAATTTTTCCATCAAAAATCAAAAGTCCAATTCCAGGTTTTCATAGTGATCCAAAAAAATATACATTTGATAATGAGAAAGAATATTATGATGCGTATGCCAGTGCTTTTTATGGATTTACATGTAAGAAAATGGGATGGGATTGTATGAGGCACTATGAGATTCTTGCAAACAGAACCATTCCATATTTTTATGATCTAGAAAATTGTCCCGGAACAATTCTTACAGATTTTCCCAAGTATATGGTACTAGAAACAAACAAATATTCATGGAAAGGGCAAATTCCCTCTGATTATGAAGACTATAATGAATATCTGTTTTCTTATACTAAAAAGAATTTAACAACTAAAAAATTAGTGAGCAGATTTTTTTAGCATACATAAATGAGAGGAATTTAAAACGTGAATAAATTAGTAATTTTTGATCTTGATGGAGTTCTTATTGATAGTAGGGAGATGCATTATGATGCACTGAATACTGCATTAAGAAACGTTGGAAATGAATATGTAATTGGTATTGAAGAACATCTAAGCGTTTATGACGGTCTTCCCACTTCAAGAAAGCTTGCTATACTTACTGAAAAGAAGAGTCTACCTGTAGAAAAGCATCAACAAATCTGGCAGGATAAACAGAAAGCAACTCTTGAAATTTTTTCTGATCTAGAAAATGATTATGAGTTGATGCACTATTTTCAGCAACTAAAGCAGAGAGGATATCAAGTTGCAGTTGCAAGTAACAGTATTCGCAATACTGTTAAATTAGTTTTACTCAAATTAGGAGTATTGGAATTTGTTGATTACTATGTAAGTAATGAAGATGTTGTAAGAAATAAACCATTTCCAGAAATGTATTGGAAATGTATGACTGCTTGTAATGCACTTCCAAAAGATACTGTCATCTTTGAAGATAGTCATATCGGCAGGCAAGGTGCAATCGATAGTTGTGCTCACCTAATTGCAATTGAAAATAGACATGACCTAACTCAAGAAAAAATCAATAAGACTTTTAAAATCTTTGCCGCTAAAAAATTAACTATTGTTCCTTGGAAATCTGATAAAATGAATGTCCTTATTCCTATGGCAGGTGCTGGCAGTAGATTTGCCAGTGCTGGATACACATTTCCTAAACCATTGATTGAAGTTGATGGTAAACCAATGATTCAAGTTGTGGTTGAAAATTTGAACATTGAAGCAAACTATACTTTTATTGTTCAAAAAGAACACTACGAAAAATATAGTCTTCAATACCTACTAAATCTGATTGCGCCTAATTGCAATATTGTTCAGGTTGATGGAATAACTGAAGGTGCTGCCTGTACAACCCTCCTTGCCAAGGAGTTCATTAATAATGATGCACCATTGATAATGGCAAACTCTGACCAGTTTGTAGAGTGGAACAGTAATGAATGCCTCTATGCATTCAATGCTGACGGTATTGATGGTGGTATTGTCACCTTTAAGGCAACACATCCTAAATGGTCTTATGCAAAGATTGGTGATGATGGATTTGTTTCAGAGGTGGCAGAGAAGAAACCAATCAGTGATAATGCAACTGTCGGAATCTATTTCTGGAAGAAAGGATCTGACTATGTTAAATATGCAGAGCAGATGATTGAAAAGGATATTAGGACTAATAATGAGTTCTATGTTTGCCCTGTTTTTAATGAGGCAATTCAATCCGGAAAGAAGATTAGGGTAAAAGAAATTCAAAAAATGTGGGGTCTTGGAACTCCCGAAGATTTAAAATACTTCTTAAGTAACTATGAAAGAAACTAATTCAAAGCCATCGACTTATCATTCCGAATGGCAGCACAATCGGATAGAATTTATATTAAGTTTACATTCTCCAGACTTTTTTAAAGGTAAAAAGATTCTTGAGTTAGGATCATTTAATGGATACATTGGTAACTACTTTGCAGAAGTTTTAGAATCTGATGTAACTTCTATTGAAGGAAGATCTGAAAATGTATCTATAATTAAAAATGACTATCCTTTATTGAAAGTTGAATGTCGTGATTTGGACACTCCAGAGTGGATTTTTGGAAAGTATGATGTAATAATTAACTTTGGTTTGTACTATCATCTTGAAAATTATCATAAGGAGCATCTCATTAATTGTATTAATAATTGCAATCTTATGTTCTTTGAAACTGTTGTTCATGACTCTTTCGAATCTGAAATATTTTTTAGATCTGAATCGGGGAATGATCAATCTTTATCGAATAAGGGTGGTGCCCCATCAACATCTTATGTTGAAAATATTTTAAAAGAAAGCAACTGTAAATTTGTAAAACATTGTAATAGTAGATTGAATGGTGGTGCTCATCACTATGATTGGGAAGATAGGGACAGTAAAGTTGCAGATGGTCATGCTCGTCGTTTTTGGGTAATTGAAAATGAAACTGATTTCACACCGGGGTAATATTGACGGTTCGAATCCATTAGAAGAGAACAGACCTGAATACATTGAAAAGGCAATGTTGGAGGGATTTAATGTTGAAATTGATATTAGGTATGATACTTTTGATAAAAAATTATATCTTGGACATGATGAACCTCAATATGTTATTGATTGGTTTTGGTTGTCAAAATACAAAGATTTTCTTTGGATTCATTGTAAGAATATTGAAGCTCTTTATGAATTTTCTTATGGTACTAGTGGGTTTAATTACTTTTGGCATCAAGAAGACGATTATACTTTAACTAGTAAAAAATATATTTGGACTTATCCTGGAAAATCTTATACACCCAGATCTGTAATTGTAATGCCCGAGTGGAATATGGATATAGATACTTTATCAGATCTAAAAGTTTATAACTGTTTTGGAATCTGTAGTGATTATGTTGGGAGGATCAAATGAACGTTTCATTAATTTGTGCATGTAAAAACAGAAATAAAACTCTAAAAGTATCTCTTCAATCCTGGTTGAATTTTGATGAGATCAAAGAAATTATTATTGTCGATTGGAGTTCTGATGAATCATTAGATTATTTAACAGAACTCGACTCTAGAATTAAGGTAGTAACAGTTCCTAATAAAACATTTTTTAATCAACCACAACCTTTAAATTTGGCTGCGAGTCTTGCAACTGGAGACTCGATCATGAAGTTTGATATTGACTATATCATTAATCCATATTATAATTTCTTTGAATCATATAAGATAGATGAAACTTGTTTTCAATCTGGTGCTCGTAAAATAGAATATCTAAATGATAATGTCTATGAGATGAATTTTGATGATATTATGATGTATGCCAATGTTCATAATGCATACTTCAAATCTTTGATTGGTCTTCTTCATATTACACGGGAAAACTTTGAAAAGGTTGGAGGATATAATGAAGATTTAGGTGAGTTTTATGGATATGAAGATGAAGAACTCCAGATGCGTTTGGAGTTGATGGGATTAAAGCATAATAAACTTGTATACGACCACAATTTAATTCATATACCTCATCCAGATTCTAAAAGATTTGAGCACTTTAGGGGAGAAAATGAAGATATGTTCTCCCAATATGAAAGAAATCTTTCATCCCAATATAGTGGTGATACTTTAAAATATCAATTAGAATATGCAATAGCACAGTATCACATCCAACATAATAAAAAGTATTTTTCTAAAGTTACTGAATATTATGTTCAACAAAAAACTAAATGGAATATTAAACAACTAACCCCACAAAAGTATATTGCTACTGAAATGAATAATTTAGAAAATTTTCCTCCAGTTTACTATGTAACTCTAGAAGACTGTGTTGATAGGCAGAAGTTAATCGAAGATGAGTTTGGTAGGTATGGAATTACTCCTACTGCCATGATTTCCAAACGCTATGCTGATTCTAATGATAAAGTTACTGGAAAGTATCTTTATCAACTCACTGGTCCAACACAGGGTTGTATTGTTTCGCACCTGAAAGCAATTAAGCACTGGTATGAAACAAGTAGTTCTGATTATGCATTCTTCTGTGAGGATGATTTAAGTCTTAAGACTGTAGATTATTGGAACTTTAAGTGGGAAGAGTTTATTGAAAGACTTCCAGAAGATTGTGAATGTGTTCAGTTAATGGCAATTCGTGGTGACTTTGATGGAGTCTATTTCAGAGATCGAAAGTGGGATGACTGGTCTGAAACTGCTTACATAATGACCCGTGAGTATGCCAAAAAACTAATCGATAGTTATTGTATTGGTGATACATTCCATCTTGAACTTAAGGACCAGGATGTAATGCCGATTGGAGAAAACATTTTATTCACTGGCGTGGGTAGGGTGTATACATTTCCTATGTTTGTTGAAAATGTGGAAGTTCCAACCACAGATGTGAATGATCTTGAATTAGAAGATGGGCAAAAACCGAATCATGTTTATGCTTCCGAGTATGTACATAATTGGTGGAAAAACAATGGTAAACATGTAACTATAGAAGAACTTATGTCTGGTCAAGTAACGGAAGTATTAGAAAATTCTAAAAAAAATGTAGTAGATTGTTTTATTTACTTCAACGAGAAAGAACTATTAGAATTAAGGATTAACATCCTTAAGGATTATGTTGATAAGTTTGTTATTGCGGATGCAAACTATACTCATAGTGGAATACCAAAAGAATACACTCTTAAGAATACTATAAAGGAATTGGGACTTCCTGAAGATATTATCGAGGTCATTGAAGTTGATCTTTCTGAGTCTGCATTGGGTGGAGCTACTCCATATGAAAAGAAGTGGAGTCAAGAAGCAACAAAACAATCTAGAGAGAAGGTTCATAGAAATGCTCTTGCAAGATGTTTAAAGACTAATGATTTCGATGACGATACAATGTTTATTGTATCCGATTGCGACGAAATACTAGATCCTCAACATATTTCTATGTTACATGAACTGGCAAGGACACATCCAAACAACATCTATAAGGTTGATTTGGTACATCTTGAAGGTCGTGCTGATATGAGATCATACCACATAGAAACTGGCGAACCCAGAGAATGGAGGTACTCTTTGTTTGTTTGTATGAAGAAACAAGCAGAAAAAATAGGATTCACATACATCCGCGCTGATGAATTTAATCCCTTCCCCATTGTATGGCCTTATAGTGAAGGTGGATGGACTCCTGGAGGATCATATGAGCATGGAAGAAGAATGACTGATCTTGGATGGCACTTTAGTTGGATGGGGTCGAATGAAAATAGATTAAATAAAGCAAAATCATTCTGCCATGCTGATTGGAATTTTGATTTCCTCAATCACAAGAACTATTCCAGTGATGAAATGAAAGATTTTATGCTTAATTATGAGCATGTTGAGGGTCAAATTTGCCCATCGGGCATGAATGATTATATTATGAAACCATATCCTCTAGAAGATTTACCTCAGGCTATTTTTGATCTTCCTAAAGTTAAGAAGTTTTTATTGCCCGTTGGATCTGAAGTTTCTAAAAAGATTCCAAAAACTTTAATTCCAAGAGTTCCCAATCCAAAGAAAAAAGATCAGGAAATTAATCAAACTGACATAGAAGAACTTCTAACAAAGTTCTCTCTTGATACTGAAAATCCGGAAAGAAATTTTGATCTTGGTTTATGGTATGAAAAAGAAGGACATACTGCACCTTCACTTACATACTTTTTAAGGTGTGCAGAAAGAGCAGAGGATGATAATCTTGCATATGAAGCACTGATAAAATCTCATCATTCATATGATAGACAAGGAACTCGTGATGGCACTGCAGTTTCTCTCCTACAGCAAGCATTGTGCCTAATGCCGAAACGTCCGGAAGCATACTTTTTACTTGCAAGATTTCATGAAAGAAGACAGCAGTGGAATGATTCCTATAAGTATGCTTCTTTGGCACTTGACATCTGTGATTTCGATGTTCAACCTTTGATAAGTGAAGTTGAATATCCTGGTAAGTGTGGATTGTTATTCGAGAAGGCCATATCTGGATACTGGTGGGGTAAAGGAGACCAGACTAGAGCAATTTTTAAAGATCTTCTAGATAATTATGAGATGACTGAAGATTATAGAAAATCAGTTAAGGATAATCTAGACAGAATTAAGAAGAACGACCAAAAATGTTAGATTCTATACCTGTAATTGGAGTTCCTATTGTTAATGGATTCAAATGGATACAGAGATTAGTTTCTAGTATTGATTATCCAGTTGATAATTTAATCATCATTAATAATAATGGTAGGGGAGAACTAACAGAAGAATTAGATAATCTTTGCAAGATAAACTATTACTATATTAAAAATATTAAAGTTTGTCATCTTCCTGCAAATATAGGAGTTTCTGGAGCATGGAATTTAATAATTAAATGCTACATGAATGCTCCTTATTGGATGATTGTAAATAATGATGTTTCTTTTACTTCTGGATTTTTAAAAAGTTTTATTGAGAATGCCGAAGATCCGGAAACTGGAATTGTTTTTGCAAATTCATCGATGTCTTATGATCTTTTTTTATTGAAAGATTGGGTTGTTCAAAAAGTTGGACTGTTTGATGAGAATTGTTATCCAGCTTATGTTGAAGACGTTGATTATTATATTCGATGTAGTAATGCTGATATTAAAACAATCAGCGCAGGTCTTTCTTATTTTCATGGAGAAGGAGAAAACACTTACGATACAACAGGATCTCAAACTTGGAGAATTGACCCTTCATTGCGAGAAAAATTGGATCACAGTCGACTTCAAAATGAATACTACATGTACCACAAATGGGGATCAAATTGGCACGATACTGCGGGATCTTGGGGTCCTAATAGAGAAACAGTTACTTATGATATTCCATTTAATAATCAAGCTCTAAAGGATCTTCCTTTAAGTTATACTTTTTATGATTTAAATTTTGTTAGAGATAAACATTTAGGATTTTAAAACTATGAATTTTACAATTTATTCTAAAGAGGGATGCCCTTACTGCGAAAAGATTAAAAAAGTTTTCGAGTTGACAAATTTGAGATTTATAGTGTATACTTTAGATACTCATTTTACGAAAGAAGAATTTTATTCTGAATTTGGTAATAATTCAACTTTTCCACAAGTTATTTGTGATGATAAAAAGTTGGGAGGGTGTACGGATACGATCAAGTATCTTAAAGAAAATAATATTGTTTAATGAGCAGCATAAATAAAAGTAATCACGTTAATCGTGGTGTTGAAATTTTTCTTAATGGAGGAAAAAAAAGGCAACCTAAAAATTTTCACATTATTTATGAAAAACTGGTCATCTTTCTTCAAAGGGAAGTAACCATTTATTTTGAATTTTCCTTAACGTTTAGGAAAAAAAGTTATTCTCCAGGAGAAAAAAATGTTAGCAACTAGTTTAGTTTTTGGCTCAATATTAGTTTTTCTTTTTTTTATAGTAGGAATAATGGGAGGTTGGGTTGCTAGAGAATACATGATGAACTATCAGGAAGGTCCTCAGCTACATCCTGAATTTTTTGATACAAATGGGAATGTTATTCCTGACGAAGTAATTGCATTTAGGTTTGAAAACGATTATGACTACGACGACAGCGAAGACGAAGACTAAAAAAACTGAATCTCCTATTGAAGATTTACCAACAAATCCATTTACTTTTGAAGTTTTGGCAGTGGTATCTAAACAAAGGACAAATGCCAGAAAAATTGAGGCATTGAAAAAGTTTGAGCATCCATCATTAAAATCCCTTTTTATTTGGAATTTTGATGAATCTGTAATTTCGATGCTTCCCGAAGGTGAAGTTCCCTATGCCAGCGTAGGTGAACAAAATTCTTTCAGTGGAACCATAAGTGGAAAAATTAGTGATGCTGTAAATAAGATGACAGAATTAAATTCTTCTTCTTTAGGAGCATCTGATCAGGGAAAGTCTTCTATTAGAAAAGAATATCAAAGATTTTATAACTTTGTAAAGGGTGGTAATGATGGATTGAGTTCTCTTCGTAGAGAAACAATGTTTATTAATGTTCTTCAAGGACTTCATCCACTTGAAGCCGAAATTCTTTGCCTTGTTAAGGATAAGAATCTGCAATCAAAATATAAAATTACAAAAGATCTTGTGAGTAGTGCTTATCCTGATATTAACTGGGGTAATAGAAGTTAATTGATTATTATTGGAGAATGTAATTTTGGAAAATAAATTAATAAAAGAAAAGATGCCAATGGAAAATGAAAAGGCGTCCGATAGAGAAAAAAGTTTAGAAACTTGGTCACCACAAGAAAAAGAAACTTTTAAATCTCGTTATGGATGCGAGATTTTAAAACAAAATTGTACTTTAGAAGAGGCAAAGGACATCCAAGTTCCCAATGACGCTTATATTGTAACTTATTTTTATAATGATAAAGTTTGCTATGATTTAACTAGAGCATCGAAGAGAGTTAATATTTTTGATATGTACTATGATAATCTTGGACTAGTAATTAGGAGTATTGATTTTGGTTACGGAAGAATAAACCCTAGGATTTGGGGAATTCAGGCACCTAAAACTAAAAAGAGAAAGTGATTACCCAAATACCCGGAAAAATTTCCGGGTATTTTTTTGTCTCTTAAGGCTTTAAAAATTGTAACATTTTATACAAAAAAACTTGACTATATAAGATGAAAGGGATATAATATATCTCTAACGTTCATCTGGAGTATCCAGACGGAAGTAAGCCGACTCGGAACGGATCGTTCATTCTCTATTTGCGAATAGAGAACGCAAAAGCCGACTGAAGGAACGCTCTTTAACCTAAACCATTAAGGAGGAACCTAATGTCACAAGTAGCAATGAAAAAACTTAATTTTCTGCAACTAATTAAAGAACAAAAACAAAAAGAAGAACGTCGTCATCAGGCACAATTAGCGCAACTAATCGGAGCAAAGTAATGGCACAGTTCATAGTCACAACGAGTGCCGGAATCGCTCTATTGACTATTCTTTTATCAATGTACATTCAGTGGCTTTATAAGTAAATGAACTTAGGGGGGATTGACTTCCCCCCTTTTTTTGTATAAAATATTAGTAACTTTATTTTGAGTATGGACAAAGAAAAAATAAAATTAATTATCAGAAATATGGAATTGCTTTTAGACAGCTTAAAGGTAGAAGTTTTGTCCGATGATCCACCCCATAAGATTTCTGAAATAAAACCAGAAGATATGGATTATGATGAGGTTTTCTATGAATAATACATATCATAGATATCTCAATTTACCCTTTCAAATTGAACCTCCAAAAATGTTTGAAGAACATGGAGAAATTGTCAAACATCATATTTTAAATGAATTAAAGTATCCTGATATTGATAAGTTTTTTGGTCAATTTGGGTTAATTTGTGCTCGTAAAGAGTGTTTTTATACTCCTCCATATGGAAAAGTTCCAATTCATACCGATCATGGAACTTATACTAATCACGTTAAACTTAACGTAACTTGGGGTCCAGAAGAGGGTGTAATTCAATGGTGGAAATCAGACATTGTTGAAGAGAAAGTCATCGATGGTGGCATTAAAAATACTGATGCATATCATCACAATTTATGGGCAAAGGAAGAGGACTGTACACTTTTATATGAAGCAAATACAAATGTTCCTAGTTTAGTGAATGTTGGTATTCTTCACGGTACTAATAATCCAACTCCATATCCAAGGTGGACATTATGCTTCGTTCCATGGAATCCAAGGAAATCATCAAGAGATAGAAATACATCTGGTATGGTTCATTGGAACGAAGGAATGCAAATTTTTAAAGATTATATTGTCAATGAATAAATTTCATAGGTATTTAAATATTCCAAATTATATTCCAAGAATAGATTTTTCACAGTGGAAAACTGATGGATTTCAATGGCATGAATTTCATAAAAATTTATCTTTGGATGACCTTGGCAATCTTAAAATTGCCAGATTTCTAGATCGTTTAGGCATGAGTAGTGATTGGATAGAAGTATTCTACACTCCTCCAAATAGTTCTGGAATTATTCACTCTGATAATGGTTTGGGTGATGACTGGGCAAAGATTATTTACCAATTCGGTGCCAAAGGAAGCACCATGAGATGGTGGACTTCTGAAAATTCTTTTCAATTGGTTCCAGGAATGGAGAACTATATTATGGAAAATATGGAAGAGGTAAAGGGAGTTCCCGGAAAAGATGTTTTGGGAGACGATATAGATTGTCATTATAGTCAAAAGGTACTAATGTCTTTTGAAAAAGATGCTACAATGGTTTATGAAGCAGAAATTGGACAAGCAAGTTTAGCAAACACAGGTCCTCTTCATAGTTCCTATAATCCTACTAATGAGAAAAGATTTGTCGTTACGATAGGATTATTTGATAAATGTGGAAATAGGCTTCTTTGGGATGATGTTTTAACCAGAATGGATCAATACTTAAAATGAGAACTACTAGAGCAAGACAACTTGTTAAATTGCTGAATAGATTGATTAAACAAGAACATCTATATTCAGATGAAAAATTAAAAGAGATGAAAGAACAATTGCGAGTTGTTAAGCAAGAACTCGCAGAACTAGAAGCAAAAACATCAAAAGGATTTGGAACAAAATGACAGTAAAACTTATTAGCGTAACTCCGGATGCAGAAAAAACAATGGCATATGTTGCCAGAGTTTCTAATCCAAACAATCAAGAAAATGACAATTATTCTGGTCTTCTGAAGTATTGTATTAAACATAATCACTGGTCTGTGTTTGAGCAGGCTCACATGACTCTTGAAGTTGAGACTAACCGTGGTATAGCAGCTCAAATTTTGAGGCATAGATCTTTTACCTTTCAAGAGTTTTCGCAGCGTTATGCTGATGCCAACCTATTGGTAGAACATATTCCCATTCCTGAACTTCGCCGCCAAGATACGAAAAATCGTCAGAATTCGATTGATGACATTTCTGATTATGTAAAACTCAAATTGCAGGGTGAAATCTCCGAGCATTTCATTGCCGCCAATGCCCTCTACAAGCGC